TATGGATATATGTAAAAAAATAAGGCTTATACTTGTTATGTCAGCCTTATTTTTTTCTCTATTGCTTAAAGTAGATACATCTTCGGTTCTTTGTATTTATTAAAGTCAGGAGCTGGCTTATCTATTTTCTTGAAGATACGGGTATATTTTTCTTTTATTTTTATATAATTATCGATCCAATCTTCATAAGATTCAGATGATTTAGAAAGCAAAGCTACTTCCTGCAGAAAAGCTTCATTTGCCAACCTTTCAGTTTCTTCCAAGTTGCCTTTTATATAAGAAACACAAGCATCGGAAAGAAAGTCTTTATTATCTATTTTCTTCCAAATGCGTTTGACGTTATTAGTCATTCCCCAAATTTTAAAGAAAAGGATGATTTGCAGTATTCCAAATGCAATCATCACTATACCTGTAAATTGTATTAATCCTTCCATGATTTATTATTTTGTTTTTGGTAAGCGATCATAAAGCAAATGAAAATCAAAGTCCATGCTATGAAGATGATAATGGATTGGATGTAATATGTCGGATACAAATAATCGGGGCGATTCATGATGATCATTTGGACAAACGAATAAAGGTGGCATAATAGAATTAGTCCTGATCCTATGCTGCCCAATAAAAAAGCTGTTTTCATAAATATTATTTTTTTGTTATACGATCAATTCTAAGCATTTTTAAGTTTGGAAGTTGTTAGTATTCTAATTTTTCGTAAGTACCAGATTCCTCACCATTTTCAATTTTGAGTTTATTATTTGATATTTTACAGTCCAAATAATATGGTGACTTACCTTTTGGGAATACATCATAGATGTAAATCTTACTATCTTCGACTTTGTATTTGAACGTTTGGAAAGAAATGGGATCTGCATTGCTATAAATTCCAAAAGAGCCTTTGTCATCGTCTCCGAAATTTAAAAACTTATGCGAGCCTTTAATGCCTGTCGACCAATTACCCACGATATTGTTTTCGTTAAGCTCGATCCAGTTATCATCATCTTTACTACAGCTAGTTAAGATCAGAATAGCAAAAAGTGTAAATAAAATGTTTTTCATAATAATAATTTATAAGTTGTTTTGTTTTAGCTTGTTTAGTTGTTTCTTCGATGGCTTTTGGAGTTTTTGAGTAAAAAAGAAAACGCTGATAGCCAAGTTTGCAACTTAATTATCAGCGTTTTCTTTTTCGTCGGGGTAGCGGGATTCGAACCCACGACCCCCTGCTCCCAAAGCAGCATGGTAATAAAGGGTATTCAGCTACATATCAGTCAATTATAATGATGTGAGCTAACCATTTCAAAGATAGTTCAAAGAACGCTATTTTGAGGGCTTCATTTTAGCCCTTTCTAACTCATAATTCAAGAGGGCTATCTCTTGATCCTGGGCACTGTTTTTCTGCAATGCTTTCCGAAGCTGTTCCCGGAGGGAAGCGATTAATCTATCTTTTTCTTCCATATATTATATATTAAGATAAAACACTATGCTATTACAAGAACTTCACATCTATTCAGAGCAGTCTTCATCTAATACAAAAGTTTCCATCAAAAATAAAGATGGAGAAATTCTTTTTGAATATTGCTATTCCAATGACGCAATTCCAACTTTTAACCCTATTGAACTCCTTAGATTATCCTTAGAAGGAGATATTGATGTTTTATTTCAAATGAAAACTAGTATATCCCAAAAATCAAAACAAGATGATTTTCGGATCAGTTGCGAGCAATCTCGCAGTGAAACCAGTCGGATGAATCAATAATTGCCAGGTATATGTAGTTCTTTCTTTTGCAACCATAGCGACTCGTTTGGCATTATAACAAGAATATCAATCGGGAATCCTACATTATCCTTTTTATAGGTAAATCTCATGTGCTGAATAGTCGTACTGATAAGAAAATAGACATATTCAATTGTTTCCTGCAATGAAAGTTCGTTATACCTACATCTTTCTATGTTGATATCATAATATAAACCATCTGTTCCCCTATATGCCACATCTTGCGAAAACAGGTCAACAATATCTACTTGCCCATCATAAATACAGCCGTCACGTTCAGAAACATCTTTGATATGGCTTTCTTTATCGTTATTGTCAAATTTAGAAACATATCTTTTCCCGTTTTCATATCCGCATATATGAAATATAACATAATACTCTTTGCCTTTGGCTTGATTGTTGACTATATTCTTTAAATCAATTTCAACTTGAAGTAAAGTTATATTTTCCTCTTTTTTAGACCATATATATTGGTCGATTAAAGAACTTAGAAGAATACCATTAATTATCGCATCACCGCAAGTTGATATTCCAATTTTCTTATTTAACAAGAATAGTTTATTCCCATAATGGCTATGTTTATATAGTTCTTTTCCTTCTTGTGTGAAATTTGTTGTAATACAACTATCGGCACCTATTACAATACCTTCCTGTGTATATGCAGTTACTATTAGAGACATATTTAAACTATTTAATTGTTCAATCAATAATATTTATCCTTTATTATCAGGAGCTTTATTCTTGTTTTGATTATCTAATTTCATTTTTGTTTCCCACTTGGCAATACTTAATTTATTTTGTTCTATTATTCTTTTTCTTTCTTCTTCAATTTCAAGGAATTCATCTATGTGTTTTTGAGGGATGCCGGTCTTATTCGACTCTAAAATTCCCGCTTTTAATTTTGCAAATAAATTATCTCTAGAGAATTCTAAATCAGAAAAATTCTTTTGTATATATTGATTGAAAGGATTGTCTCCATGTCTTTGTTTCTGTAAATTGTCGAAATCTGAAATTATACGTTTTAATGCCGACAAACACTTATCTATATTTACTTCAGCGGCGCAACCATATTTACAATAACAATTAAGAGAGTTAACTAAATTTCCATAAGCGAAACTGTAATTGTCAGACGTTGCGTCGTCTTTAAGAATTTTAGCATAAGCTTCTAAGTAAGCTATGCTTCCTTGTATATATAATTCATTCTTTTTGTAGATAATATTTTGAGTTTCATTTATCTTTTGTTGAATCATATTATCTATGTTATCCGTTGTTTCTTTGAGTTCTGCTTTAGTCTTTTCCATCTCCTTTTTAACTTCATCTTTAAATCCTATATAACTAATGATTTGCCATCCAAGCAATATAGTAGTAGACAATGCAAGGATACCGACTAATATGCCTAGCCAATCAGCTTCCATTGGTGTTGTCCTGCAAAATGTAAATCCCGCAGCCATTAGAGCGAAAAATAAGGCAATTGATGATAGCCAAATGGATATTTTATTTTTCATCTTCTCTCACGCTTAAAACCCGCCATTGTGCCATACCTGATTTAATTGTTTGGTTTACATAGTCTTCAACCCATTGCTCGGCGCATTGTTTTAATACTGTACTACTATTTACATCTGCAGAGAAAGGTAATTCGTAAGTAGTATCATTCAATTCAAATTTTACAATATAATCTTTCATAATGTCGTATGTTTTAGTTACACAATCAATTAACTAGACTCCTTATTACAATAGATACATCTTCACATCTTCATATTTATCAAAGTCAGGAGCTGGCTTATCTATCTTTTTAAAAAGACGAGTATATTTTTCTTTTAGCTCCTTATATCCATTGAGCCAGTCTTCATAAGATTCAGAGGATTTAGAAAGTAGAGCTACTTCCTGCAGAAAAGCTTCATTTGCCAACCTTTCAGTTTCTTCCAAGTTGCCTTTTATATAAGAAACACAAGCATCTGAAAGAAAGTCCTTATTATCTATTTTCTTCCAAATACGTTTGACGTTATTAGTCATCCCCCAAACCTTAAAGAAAAGGATAATCTGCAATATTCCAAATGCAATCATCACTATACCTGTAAATTGTATCAATCCTTCCATGATTTACTGTTTTGTTTTTGATAAGCGATTATGAAACAAATAAGAATTAGCGCCCATGCTATAAAACCAATAATGGTTTGAATGTAGTATGTTTGATGCAAATATTCTGCACCGTCAATTATTACCAATTGGACAAATGAATAAAGGTTGCATAATAGAATTAGTCCTGATCCTATACTACCCAATAAAAAAGCTGTTTTCATAAATATTATTTTTTAGTTACACAATCAATTTGCTAGACGCCTAATTCATCTTATATAGAGTTGATGAAGTTTACAGCAGAATTCATATCACATTTAGTGAATATGAATGCCATGTTTTATTGATCAATTCAGCGGTGTACTTATATTCCATAAATCACTATTTATATCCCAATCTTTCTCTTTTCTAAGTTTTTCAACTCTATCTTTTATAGAATCTGACTCAATAGGCTCAGATATCTTGTATATTTTTCTAATCTTAAAATTATCGTCAAAAATCCATTTAGAAAAATACAGTGAATCACCGAAATTTGTTTTACATATATACATGTGGATAATTCCATTTCCTATTTTGCGGGGAGTATATTTGTCTTTTAGATGTTTGATCTTTTTGATTATCAAGTCTCTTTCCTCTGAAGATGGATTAATTCGTGTTTTATCGGCGTATTCCTTTCCATATATGGCACTGTCAGCTTTGTAGGTTTCATCGTTATATATGGAATCATACAAATATTTGTATTCAACATTTTTGTACTTTGCTTCCAGTTCTTTATATCTTTCTTCTTCTTCTATATTTGATAAAGCATCTGATAACCTAGTGAATTTTATAGGGATATATTCCCATTCTGCATCGATTTGGGACTTTATACTTTCTGAAATTACATCTTCTGCCTTATTTTGGTTAGTAGAACATGATGAAATACAAATAGCGATAAAAAAATACAATATTTTCTTCATAACTAGCTTTTATTTTGTTTGTTGGATATTGTTGTACTATAGAATCTTATTGGTTATCACTCCTTTTACAAGGAATACTCGAAGGATCTTAGCTTTATCTATTATCATCTCATCGAACTCTTCTAGGTTCTTCGGAACCAGACGCCATTTATTAGGATTGTCTTTGCAATTACGAATATATTTAACCGTCCTGTAATCATCTGTTATAATAAGGTAAGCTTCTCCAGGGAGAACACTATCCAAACCAACTTCCTTGATAGCTATAATAGAACCGTCATTGATGTCCGGAATCATAGAGCGCCCATAAGCTGGTACCGCACAATCGCAATTCTGAAATGCAGGTATATGCAAGTAGTAATTAGGAATATTAGTCTGATCGTTAGGGAGTTCGTCATATCCCATGGTAACATCAACGTCATAATAAGGTATTCCTTTGGATGATTGTTTGCTTGGTGCAGGCATTTCAGAGGAAATAGAAGTGATAGATCTCGCAGAAGAATTTAGTTTATTTCCGTCTCCAGTCAATAGCCAGGTTGTATTCAAATCTGGATAAACTGTAGATATTTTCTCTAAATTGTTCCGTCTTATAGAGTCTCCTGTGTTTCGGACAAATCCATTGCTTAAACCACAATTTTGCTCGAACATTCTTGTGCTTATGCCTAATTCGTTTATGAATTGGAGTAGCCTATCTCTAACTGTTTCTTCCATTAAATCTTAAATTTCTTTAATATGTAGATTATTTCTCTATACAAATATCTGCATATGTAGATTTTAAATCTATATTTGCACTATAAAGTTAGCGCAAAACAATGATAACGCCAAAATAAAAGGGCAATAAAGTTAACAAAATAGATTATTTACTCTAAAACAATATCATAGATATGGCAGAGACAGAAAAAATAAAATTGGTGGTTTACAAAGAACATACGCTTGGGTATATTCTACCAGAATTGCCTGATTCAGTTCAAATTCTACATTCTTCACCTCTGAAAGGAGCTATTGGTACAACCAATTTGCAGAATAATTTCCAGATCAACCATCCGAATGAAATTAGACTAGCAAGTGAGAGTGATTTTGATGCGTTTGGAATTTCGTTTGATGGATATAGAAATTCACCTGATTACATTTATAAATAATCCATAATCCCGGACGGGTTTGATCGCCTTTCCGGGAACTAGAAACTATAAATATAATAATGTATATGGAAAATCAATTAGAAACTATCAAAGCTAATCTGCCTTACGGATACGAAAAGCAGATAGCAAAGGAAGTCGGATGTTCACAGGGTACAGTGCACAATATCCTAAACAATAAGCCTGCTTCTGCTCGCTCAACCTTCAAAGCAAAAGTACTGAATGTCGCTGTAAGAATGGCTAATGAAGCCCTCGAAGCTACAAAAGGAGTTTCCAGAGCGGCAGCCGAATTAGAGATTTTGCATCATGGATCTGCAAGCTGATTCTACCTTAACCAAGAGGGAAAATCAAATAGCAGGATTGGCTGCCTGTGGCCTAGCAAAGAAAGAGATTGCCGACAGATTAGGTACTGCCTATGGTACGGTAAATGTCCTGCTCGACAAGGCTTATAAAAAGACAGGAACCAGCAAACTGAACGAACTTGGTGCTTGGTGGATAAATAGAGTGTTTGCTCTAAATATTGACTTCAAGCAATTACAAAAATCGCTAATCGCTCTTTCATTTCTTGGAATTATTGCCTTTCAAATTGCATTTGACTGCAACAACGACCTTAACCGGAGTCGGCGGGCAAGAATACGAAGAAATAGGATTGAAGAAGTATATGAACTCTAATCAATATTAATCAGGCAGCATAGCATAGAGATGCAGATGTGTTTCAGTAATCAAAAGCTCAACACCATTCAAAAGTAAAACAAAGAAACAGCCTAATTAGAGATTATGGAAAATTGCTTCGAAATGATGGTCGCACGATGTATTAAGATCGGAACTGTTCAAACGTTGACGATGTTAGGGCTACTTCCCGAAGTAGTAACTATATCACAAGCGGAAGATATATATGGAAAACGCCTTATAACAGAATGGCGCGAAAAAGCATGGATTAAGTTTTATCCGGCAAATAATAAGGAAAGAGGAAAATATTATGTGAAGCGGTCAGAGCTGGAAACAGCTAGCGCAATGATGGATTTGCATAATAAAGTTCCGGACAATATCATCAAACAATTAATGCAGACAGCTGTATGACACAAGTTAAACAAGGATCTTCCTTATTAAAGGAATTACAGGATAAGATAGGAAAGCAGTTGGATGAAAGAGAAAGCGCTATTAAAAATTACAGTCCTTCTCCCATCAAATGTAGTTCATCAAAAACAGATATCAGAAAAGAACCTACAGCTGAAGACATACTCTTAATGGAAGAATACAGCCGTGGAGTATACCAAGGAGACTAATAAATAACTAATATTTAAACAATTATGAGTAACATTATTGAAATTAAAGTGGAGGAGCTTAACGCACTTCCAGCAACGAAAATTGTCGAAAATGAAAATGTACAGACGAAATTTATTCAAATGTACAATGCTATTTGGGGTTCTCAAATGGGGGAACAGATTTACCACAAGGAAGTATTTAATTTCCAGAAGGTTCTTCGTGAGAATCCTTCGCTGGCTGAATGTAGTAAGATGTCACTGTTTGGTTGCTTCCTCGATATGGCTGTAAATGGGCTATCACTTGATAATACATCACATCCTCATTGTTATCTCATTCCACGAAAGGTAAAAACGGGCCAAAAAGATGAACGAGGATTTGATAGATATGAAAAAAGAGCTAGTGTCTCTGTTACTGGTTATGGAGAACTGACCATGCGCATGCGTGCTGGGCAGATTCGATATGCGGATAATCCGGTTATAGTTTACGAAGGAGATATATTCTCTATCAGTCTGGATAATGGTGTAAAGAAGATTACTTATTCAGCCGCTATACCTCGTAAGTCTTCTAATGTAATAGGGGCATTCATTCGTATAGTTCGTTGTGACGGATCTGAAGACTATCAATGGTTACTTGAAGGTGATATCCAACGCCTGGCTAAGTTTTCAGCAAAAAACAACTCATACTACAACAAAGATGGACAACGAGTAGAAGGCAAAGCTAATGAACTGTATTATTCGAATAGTGGTGGTGTTGATCCGGGATTCCTTGAGAACAAGATGATAAAGCACGCTTTTGATGCTTACCCCAAGGTGCGTACCGGAAAGTATACTATGATGGCGACAGAGCAGGAAGATGAAGAAGTTATCGATTATGGCATTGTCGATGAAGAAAAGGTTAATGAGCCTGTTCAATCTACAGCCTCTGCAGATGATACCAAAATACCTTTTGGGGAAGAAAAACAATTAGACGCTCCGGAGCCCGTTCAAGTGGCAGTATCTGACGATGATGCAGACGGAGGCTTCTAGCTATTACTAACCAATTTAAGAAAACGATTATGGCAACAGAATTAATCAAAATAGACGAAGTAAAAAACATTTTTTCATCATTTCCCGAAATTATGGGAAGGAATACTCTCTCCGTAAAAAAATGTAATGAAGCAGGGCAGGCTCTCCTTGATACAATCGAGGGAGAAGGTATGAATGAAACGATAGATCAGGCTGCAGCTGACTTCTTGAAAAAAGTAAATACTACTCTCAAGAATATGGACGAACGTCGCAAGCCCATCACGCAGATATTCGACAAAGTTCGTTCTTTCTTTACTTCACAAGAAAAAGAAATTGATCCTAAGGATTCTTCTACAATCCCCGGAAAGCTTGTAGCAAAGCGCAATGAGTATGCTAAGTTCAAATATGAAGAAGAGCAGAAGAGAAAGAAAGAAGCCGAGCAAAGAGTATTAATCAATAATGAAAAGGTAAGCTATCAACAAGCAATAGAAAATGGACTTCTTTCTTATTTCAGTTCATATCTATCTTCTAAGGTAACCGAGCTGCAGAATATTTTTTCGGGATTGACTTATGTAAACTTTGATAGAGAAGTAATCGGTATAACTGTTTTCCAAACTGATTACCCGAAAGCTCATTTTGATAAATTCACTGCTGAATATGCTACCTATTATATCAATAAGGAGATAAAAGCAGAGATTCGCAAAAATACATTGCTGGGTAAATATGAGCAATATGCTCAACAGTATAAGGCTAAAATTTCAAGTGTTAAACAAGATCTTATCGACCGTATTCCGTCTAAGCGTAAAGAGTTGGCTGAACTGGAACAGCTTCGCTTGGCAAATGCAGAAGAAGCCGCAAAAGCAGAAGAATTGCGCAAACAACGAGAAGCAGAAGAGGCAGCCAAACAATTACAAGAGTTAAAGAGAAAGGAAGAAGCAGATAGGCAGGAGGTTGCAATGAAAACGCAACAAAGCTCAATCGGTAATCTTTTTGCTGGTGCTGCTGCATCTGTTGCACCTCCACCGACAAACGCTAAGGTAAAAGAAAAGATTGTTGTTCTTCATCAGCAAGGATACTTGGAAATATTTCAGATGTGGTGGATAGGCGAGGGGCAGACTCTTCCTTTTGATGAGTTAGAGAAGATCTTTAAAAAGATGACTACATACTGCGAGAAGAAAGCAAACAGTAAAGATCAGACACATATTGAATCACAATTCATCAGCTACGAAGCAGATGTAAAAGCTAAATAGTTATGTCAAATCCCGATTCATACTATTCACGTTCGGAAGTCAGTAATTCAGATCTGACAGAGCTTAAAAACTATCTTTATCCCCGTGTTCAATACGGGGATAAAGAAAAGGCTTTCAAGTTCGGTACTCTCGTAGATGCTCTTATCACAGAGAATGACCGTGTCCGGTATGACAAGCTGATGGTAGACGATTACTTGTATACGACAGAAGAATTTGAGCTAGGGCTTGAAATGCGTAAGGCGCTCCGGAAAGAGGCAGAGAAAGATCAATTCCTGGCTGTCGTGTTGGCGCAATCTGATACACAGAAGTTCATGGTAAATAAGCAGCAGGAGTTCTATTATGGAAATTTTGCCTACCATCTTGATACACGATGTAAATGGGATTGGTGGTTGTCTGCTTACAATTTTGGAGGTGATTTAAAAACGACTTTTGCAGAGTCACAGGCGCAATTTGATGAAGCTATCGACTTTTTCGACTGGGACCGTTCCCGTGCCTGGTATATGGATATTGCAGGGAGCAATAGAGATTTCATCTACGCAATCTCAAAAAAGAACTGTAAAATCTTCAAGCATTTTATCACCGACCGTAACCACCCTACGTATATCAAGGGGAAAGAGAAATACGAGGACCTTGCTTTTAAATGGTGGCAACTAATGGTTTAAATATATTTTAAGTGAAAACAATATGAACTTACTAATCACTCCAAAAGAACAAATTTTGGCTGAATTACAAAATATTGATTCTTTTCTCAATATCACAATGAGCGAAAATGCTGAAGAAGCCGTACAGCGTGGCAATGACCTGGCTGTATATGTTGCTCGCTCCGGCAAACTGCTTGCAGACTCGAAATACTGGCTTAATGAGACAATGAAGTCCGAGGTCATGCAAACACTCGTTGATACAGCTAAAAATGCGAAAGCGACAGCAACAGCGATAAATGCCCTAATTAGTTCTTTATGCCGGGAGGAGCGATATCTCGTCGATTGGTGCGAACGTTGTAACCGGACAGCAACACATCAATTATCATGGTGTGTAACTGTGATAAGTAAAGCAAAAGAGGAAATGAAAATGGCCGGAATGCATAACAACAAAAAGTAATTATCATGAAAATTTTAAGAAAAATTACAATCGGACTGGCCGTTGTCGGCCTGTTTACAGCATTATCTTTTTCTCAAAGAGAAGATGCGACATCAAGAGAAATAACTACGGCTGCCGTCATGGGAGTTGTATCAACATTTAGTATTATCACTTTATCAACCAAAGAAGATTATGGAACAAGCAAAAAATGAGATTAAAAAGGCGGTCGTTAAGAAAGACCGGCTGAATGTTGTGTATAATGAACGCTTCTCTGAAGCAAACTACACGAATGTAATTAACAAGAGCTGCGATCAGATCATTCACAGCGATTTAAGGGAGGCGTTTATTCGGCTTAGATTGCATCTCGTCGTATTGTGTGAACAGCCAGAGGCTTCTAATATCAACAAGGATAGCTTTTCTTCTCCGGGATATGCAGAGACACTAGAAAATTATATCATTACAGGTTATGCGAATGACAGTGTCGATGGGGTTTCCGGAATAACTATCATGGGATCCAAACTTCTTCAGTCCGGCAAAGTCGTTGACTTGAAAATCTTCGTTCCTCTCCTTGACGAACAATATCCCTACTACGAAGAATTAAGCATTGATGCAGCTGCATGTGATGCTGAAGTAGAAAGTTACCTATTTGAAGAAAAATGGGGAATTAGACAAGAACGTCTTGATTTCGAAACCGATGAACCAGAAGAAGCTATCATAGTGGAAGAAAAGCCGAAGAAAAAAGGAAGAAAAAAACAGATAGATGCTCCTGCACCTCTTGACGCAACCGCATAACTTACAATCACCATAGGGGGAAATTATCCCCCTATAAAATACTCTAAATCATGAATATTGAATTAAAAGGAGATAACTTTGAATTATCATTCAAGTATAAACCTTCTATTGTAGATCGAGTCCGACAAATTCCCGGAAGACGTTTTGACGGTGCAAAAAAAGTTTGGATAGTTCCAGCTCGGAGTAGAGTTGACCTTGAAAGAATGATTTATCAAATACGGCAATTTGAGAATATCAATTGGGTAAATGGTACAGAAAAAAAGGAGGAGGATATCGCTTATGATATTCCGGAATTACCTGATTTAACCGTTCCGCACAATTTGAAAATTCAGCCTTATCCTTATCAACTTAAAGGTATTGCACGTGGTTTGCAACTTAAACGATTTATGAATTGCGATGAACCAGGCTTGGGGAAGACATTACAGAGTATAGCAACAATTAACCTCGCAGACGCTTTTCCTTGTCTTGTTGTATGCCCTTCATCATTAAAAATCAACTGGCTACGTGAATGGGAGAAGTTTACGGATAAAAAGGCGATGATCCTAACCGACAAGGTACGTGATACATGGACTTTTTTCTTTCAGACAGGAATGCACCAGGTATTTATTGTTAACTATGAATCATTAAAGAAGTACTTTGTACAACGTATAAAGAAAGCTGAAGGCTGGACGCTGCGAGATGTGGAATTTAGAAACTCAATCAATTTATTCAAGTCTGTTATCATTGATGAAAGCCATCGTTGCAAATCTGCATCAACCCAGCAGGCTAAGTTTTGCAAAGGTATTTGTACCGGCAAAGAATGGGTTATTGAATTGACGGGAACACCGGTGGTAAATCGGCCTAAAGATTTGATTCCGCAGTTGGCTATTTTAGATCGAATGAACGATTTCGGTGGATATAAACCATTTGTTGATAGATACTGTTCCGGACAGAGAGAAGCATCAAATTTGAGAGAATTGAATTTTAACCTATGGAAGTACTGTATGTTTCGTCGTGAAAAGTCACTTGTCCTCACAGATCTTCCCGATAAAATACGGCAGGTGAATACTTGCGAAATCACAAATCGAAAAGAGTATATGGATGCAGAACGCGACCTTATTATGTATCTACAGAAATACAAGGACGCTGACGACGATAAGATAGCTAAGGCAATGCGCGGTGAAGTGATGGTACGTATCAATATTCTACGGCAGATCTCCGCTCGCGGTAAAGTACGTGATGTCATTGAATTTGTAAAAGATTTTCGGGAGAATGGGAAGAAGATAATTCTCTTTTGTTCTCTTCATGAAGTTGTAGACCAACTGAAACGTTATTTTCCTACCGCCGTATCGGTTACCGGAAGAGACTCACAGGACGAGAAGCAAAGAGCCGTAGACGCTTTTCAGAACAACCCGAAAGCAGATATTATCATTTGCTCAATAAAAGCCGCTGGTGTAGGTCTTACCCTTACAGCATCAAGCAATGTAGCCTTTGTTGAGTTTCCCTGGACGTATGCAGACTGCTGTCAATGTGAGGACCGGGCACACCGTATCGGGCAAAAGGATTCTGTAACCTGTTACTATTTTCTTGGCCGTCGGACGATAGATGAGAAGGTTTATCGAATCATCCAGGAGAAAAAGAATATAGCTAATGCTGTAACTGGTTCTACCGAGGATATTGAAGAAAATATCGTCGATATGGTTGCACGTATCTTTGATACTGATTATGATGATGAATAATTTAAGTCTGCAAAGATATGAATCTAATCAGGCTGAACTGGTGACCAAATAATTTCTCCATTGATATATCTGAAGTGTATTGAGGAACGGTTTGCAACCTTCTCTCCTGAAAAAGTAAATTCTTTACTAAAATTCTCACTTTCATGGTTAATGGTAATAACCAATGTATCATTTGTCGTGACTTTCTCTGTATTGATTTTATAAGATACAGATGTTTCAAGTCTACTTGAAGGGCGGATTGTTCTATTACGATATATTGTTGACATATATTTGTTTTTTTGCAAATATAATAATAATAAACTAATAAGCCTTGGGCGGCTTTATAAAACCCAATATTAGATTATGAATAAACTTGGAATTTTGGCGGCTATCGTATTTGTCGCAATTGTTGTAGGATGTTTTGTTACCATCCCTTATTATAACGTTTGGCAGCAAGAAATGTCTGGAAAGGCTGAATTTGCTAAAGCAGAACAAAACCGTAAAATAAGGATTGAAGAAGCTAAAGCAAATCTGGAAGCTGAAAAGCTGAACGCCCAAGCTGAAATCGAACGTGCTAAAGGTGCTGCCGAAGCGATTAAAATTGAAAATGGAAGTATTACCCCCGCATATATCCAATATTTGTGGGTACGTCAACAAAGCAATCTGAATGATAAAACTGTGATATACATACCAACGGAGACAAATCTTCCAGTTTTAGAAGCGGCAAGAAATAAATGATAAATCAGCTATGCGGTAGATTCTTCGTTTACCGCATAGCTCAAATCAATTTAAATATGAATAAATTAGAAAGAATAGAACATTTAAAGACTCACCACTCACCAACGTGGAGTTCCACAAGGCGAAAAGTATTTGATGAGTTTTCCGATAAGCAAACAATGTTTTGCTGTTGTGGAAAGCTGGCTACTGGACTACATGAACAGAATTGCCGGAAGTTTAATAGCAAAGTGAATAACGAAACGGCAGAAAGATTAAAGGATTTGGAAAGTACGATAGAAAAGTACGATAGAATGTCTTTTATGTCTTCCGAAGCAACAGGTAGGTATCCTACAAGCAAAGATTTAGAGTAAAAATAGAATAGAATGGAGGCATTTAATGCTCTGTCCCAGCATTTGGATATTGTCCGCCTTGATTTATTCCGAAGGAATTAAACATCATCTGAATCCTGAGAAATTTCAGGAAAATTATCCTCTACTGTCCCTGATATATTCCCGTGTATAGAATATTCCTTGACTTTGATAGTGGGTTCTGTATCGTTTTCATGATCTTCCTTACGATACAGAATAGGGATTGCTTCCGATTGGTAGGATTCTTGTTCATTTCCGACCGCATATCTTATTTCATACGCCTCATCGAAAGGAGTTACCAAAAAGAGCCGGATAGATGCAGAAAATAAGTAAAAGGGATGTCGTGCCATTTCGCCGGGCAATACGGGGGTGGTTTCTCCTTGTCTTATGCCGATGTAATTGTCTTTGGGCTTTATGGTTATATCAGAATGATGTTGGTCAGTATGTACGATGATACGGTAAATCTCTATGGGATAAGAAAGGTTTTTGACCAATATCTTCATGCCCCACATTTCATCATGTTTCAATGTAATCTGGATTTTGGGATATATGGTGTTCCCGGCTTGAATTCGAGCCATTTCATATTGGCGTGTAAACGTGGCCGCCATTTGAGACAAACTGTCAATTTGTTTCTGGGTTCCTTTTTGACTTTTTATCACATAAATAAATGTCCCTGCAGTCGCTAACGCACCAAGAGCTGTAATACAATTGATAATAATTTCAAAATTAGACATAGCAAAATATTCCAAATCACTTAGTTGCAAATATATGAATGATATACGAAATGACCAAATTCTACATCCATGATTACGACAAATACACCATAAATTTTAAACAAAATCAAATATGAATAAGATAGTAATTGAAGTAACCTCCGACGGATGGGAAACAACTGCAACCATCAATGGTAAGGAGTTTAAAGAGAAACATGTTGCAACTGCAACCGGAGCAAAAAGTGTTGAAGGTAATTTTGAAAGTGAAGATGATATACCTGAAGAAGTGTACGATGCTTTAAATTCAACTTTTCCTTTTGAATGTATGATGGCGTTATATTCCATTGAAGATTAACTAATAACAGATACAGAAATGAAAACTTATGTAATCACACTCTCACAGTTTTTCCCAGTAGGACATAGTCAATCAGGGAACGAGACGAATTTCAAATATGAGTTTCTTTTGGGGCAACGCTGCCCTGATTGTGAAGTGGAACAGGATTTATCGGGGGAAGAAATTTCCCGATGCAACAGTTGTATAAGAGCCTGTTTACATCCGAAACTTCACACCATACGAGCCAATTACCCAATGTGGGAGAAGCGTATTAAAGAGGTTCAAGCCGGACTAGCTGTTCTTTCCGTCCGGCAGTGGATTGGAAAGCCTTACCGCAGCTCACAGATTGAAGTTGTAAAGCTGACATCGGAGAATGGCATAGGGATACAGAAATTAGCGTTTTGCGGGGTGTTGTCACGTTTCAATATTGAAAAAGGTATAAACCCACTAACAGAGGAACTTGCCAATAATGACGGACTATCGCCTGAAAATTGGATTGAATGGTTTAATGGCTATGATCTGAATCAACCTATGGCAATTATTCATTTTACAAAATTCAGATATTGATATGGGTACACATAGCTAACGAATAACAAAAAAAAAGAATATAATGAGAACAATTAAATTTAGAGGAAAATCTAGGTTTGGGATTCATGAATGGTTGTATGGCAGTTTGCTTCTGCTAAACGGCAAGGCATATATATGCCCGGACAAAGCTGCCGTATGGAACATGACTCGGTATGAAGTTATTCTGAATACAACAGGACAATTCACCGGGTTATTAGACAAGAAAGGGATGGAGATCTATGAAGGGGATATTCTTCACACTGTTACATTTGGTTTTGAACCAGAAGAATATACTGCAATTATCCTATATGATAATTGCCGCTTTCAACTATCTAATGGTCGAAATTTATTCTATTTCGGGCAATCTGACCTTACAAGAATGGATGATACTATCGTGATTGGTAATATCTATGATAATCCCGAATTAATTATCCCATAACAAGAACTGATATGAATAAATTATATTTCATTGAGAATTAACTATTAACAAAAATAATATAGAATTAAATGAAGCGTCCACAGAGCAATGGGTTATTTGAAGTTACAGGAGGTCAAGAGAAAGAACGAGGTTTCTGCTGTATGAAGCTGATAACTTTCCTCTCCGCTAATAATGTAACAGATTGGGATGAATGGCATGGAGCGCATCTTTCTGCTATGTCAGGAAGATGCCCGTATGCTTCGCAATGTCCGATTCATAAGAGAACGATAACAGCAGTAGGTAGAAGACCAATACAATTTAGCTTATTTTGAATTAATGACTAAAGAAAAGTGTATTTTATGTGGAAAGGAAACGGTGTCGGTTATTAAAACCGATACCGGCTTTATGTGTTATAATTGTTATGCAGATCAGCGTAATCCTCCACGTTCAAAAGAAGTACATAATAACGAGGAAGCTTGCATACAAACAGAGTTCTTTAAACTTATTCCTCTATATTTTCCTAATATACCTGACAAACTTATATTTGCCGTTCCGAATGGTGGAAGTCGTCATGTACGGGAAGCTGCTAACCTGAAACGTCAAGGAGTAAAGCCAGGTGTTTCTGATGTGATCGTACTTATTCCCAAAAAGGGTTTTGCTTCTCTTTGTATAGAGTTTAAAACGAGGGTAGGGAAACAGTCAGAAGAACAGAAGGAGTTTCAAAAACAAGCGGAATCATGCCGTAATAAGTATGTGGTAGTTCGAAGTGCATCACAGGCAATCGAAGAATTACAAAAATATCTTTCTTAATAGAATTGAAATATGTAATACTGAAATTCCACAGATTGAAATAGCTTTTATATGATAGGGGAGAGGGCATCTGTTTTTTTTATATCTTTGCTCTAAAATTACAAGTATGACATTTGAAGAAGCAGTTTCTTTGGTTGACAGAATTAAAGATCAGGTTGTCGGAGCTCCTGTAAAAGGTAGGCTCATTGAATCTTTGTTCATTGGGCCTACAAACTGGGAAGAAATGCATGTTTTTATGAATATCTGTCTTCAAAAAGGGGAAGATGAAGCTATTGACGAGTTTATTGGAAAAAGTTTCTCTGTGTATGGTAGGTCTGTAACCTATATTAATCCGGATCTTCCTCGGTGGGATGTAACAGTGTTGGATGACTGGGAAAAAACTATTTATAATTAAAAACGAGTATCTTTAGTGAGCAAACCCTGACCTCTTTTGTTCTTAATGAAAAGAAGCAGAGTTATGAAAAAACAAATAGAAATACATAAAATAGATATATCCAGCAATCTGCCGCTTAAATTTGCAGATGAAGGTATAAAGGCCGGTTTTCCTTCACCAGCACAAGACTATTTGGAACAGGCTATAGACTTGAATAAAGAACTTATTCGACATCCGGCTAGCACATTTTACGGACGCGTAGTCGGAGATTCAATGAAGGATGAGGGAATAGAAGAAGGTGATATACTTGTAATTGACAAGTCACTTGAATTACTGGATGATGATCTTGCTGTGTGCTTTATAGACGGGGAATTTACTGTCAAAAGAGTAAGATTAGAACCTGATGCAGCTTGGTTGGTTCCTTCCAATCCTGATTATCCCTTGATTAAGGTAACAAGAGATAATGAGTTTATGGTGTGGGGAATAGTAACTTATACAATTAAAAAGAATCGGAGGAAAAGATAATGTTCGGATTGATGGACTGCAATAACTTCTACGCTTCCTGTGAGCGAGTATTTAACCCGTTGCTTAATGGGAAGCCTGTCGTCGTACTTAGTAACAATGATGGGTGTGTTATTGCACGATCCAATGAAGCCAAGGAACTAGGTATAAAGATGGGAGTACCTGCTTATCAGATTAAGGATTTGGTGAGTAGTCACGGAGTTGCTGTATTCAGCAGCAATTATACGCTGTATGGAGATATGTCCGGTCGCGTAATGTCTATTTTGGCAGGATTAGCACCCGAACTGGAAGTTTATTCTATTGACGAAGCATTTATCAACCTTGATGGCATTCAGGATATTCAATCGCTTGGAACAAGAATAGTAAACCAGGTAACACGTGGTACCGGTATTCCTGTTAGTTTAGGTATTGCACCTACAAAGACGCTTGCAAAGGTAGCAAATAAGTTTGCAAAGAAGTATCCAGCTAACAACCGTCTTTGTATCATTGATACAGAGGAGAAACGAGTCAAGGCCCTACAACTGACGAATATCGGTGATGTGTGGGGAATCGGACGTAGACAAGCAGCAAAGCTCGAAAAGCAAGGAGTGAAAACAGCATACGACTTTACGCAGCTTTCCGGTGCATGGGTATGCAAGAATATGACTGTTGTAGGAGAACGTACATGGAAAGAGCTTCGCGGTATATCCTGTATTAATATGGAATCAGCTCCACCGGCCAAAAAGCAAATTTGCACTTCACGAAGTTTTGGCAAGATGCTCACTGATATAGACACAATGGCTGAAGCAATAGCAACACACGCTTCCACCTGTGCAAGAAAACTCCGGAAACAAAAATCTTATGCAATATCCCTGATGGTGTTTATCCACACGAATAACTTTCGGGAAGATCTTCCTCAATATTGGAAAAATACCGTTCTACATCTTCCGGTACCAACAAATGATACGCAAGAAATAGTACATTATGCGCTGATTGGACTAAAAACAATATTCATGAATGGTTATCAGTATAAGAAAGCCGGGGTTATCATCACCGAAATAACTGAAGGTGCCCAGCTTGGACTTTTTGATTCAGTGGATCGTGAAAAGCGAGAAAGACTTCAACAGGCAATAGATAAGATTAACGGAGAACATAACCAACTCGTGAAATTAGCAATTCAAGGAACAGGGAGAGACTGGAAACTTAAACAAGAACAACTCTCCGGGCGTTATACTACTGATATGAATCAGATTATAAACATTAATTGTAAATAGTATGTGTTTCCATAATTCCATGTCAGCAAAAGCCATTAAGCTGGCCGCCCGGTACGGTCGTAAATCGGATATTGTTGAAATATATCAAGATATGCTAAACGAACAGTACCATGTGAATGCTTTCAACTTCCCCAAATATCCTATTATCACAACCGCGGATGAAATACAAGTTTTCAACTGGGGGCTAATCCCATTTTGGACGAAAGATGAAACTAATGCTGATGAGATACGGAGAATGACGCTTAACGCACGGGCAGATACGATATTTGAGAAACCTTCTTTTCGTGAACCGATAATGAAGAAGCGATGTATCGTGCCATCAACCGGCTATTTCGAATGGAGACATGAAGGGAGCAAAAAAATACCTTATTACATATATCTGAAAAATGAACCTATCTTTTCGATGGCAGGTATTTACGATCGTTGGCTAGACAAAGAGACAGGAGAAGAATATGATACATTCTCTATTATTACCACTGACGCCAACCCTTTGACCGATTATATCCATAATACGAAACATCGGATGCCGGCTATCCTATCTAAAGAGGACGAAGAAAAATGGCTGGATTCTGACTTACAGAAAGCGGATGTTACTTCTTTACTTAAACCGTTTGATGCTAATAAAATGGACGCTTATATAATAGAGAGAGATTTTATTAAGAAGATTTCAACTGACCCAACCATTTTACAAAGAGCATAAAAGGTAGCCGAATAAGCTACCTCACCTATATCTAAATGCTTTTCCTTAAATCTTTCAAGAACGCTCTCAAATTACGAACGTCCTTTTTAATTAGCATTTCATTCACTGTATTACCATTATAAGTATCATATATAGAAATACGTAATATTGGAACTTTTCTTATAACTGAATTCAAATCTTTTATGAAATCATAAAAAGCCCTTTGTCTCCATCTGGAACTGCCATTTTCTGATAAATCACCATAATCTCCACTAACAACAAAATGTTTATCAGAAGAGTTTGTCTTCCAATTATTTCCCCAACTTGCAGCTCTTAAACATTGTTCTTCCTTTGTTAAACAATATTCTTTATAATTAGAAACTGAAAAAAAGGGGAAATCATTGTAGATAGAAGAAGCCAATGTCTCAAGTCGGTATCGATTGAAATGTCTTTCTTCGTCAAGCTCAATACAAAAGTCTTTCAATGAAATATCCCAGGAACCATAGTTTATGGGTATTTGTTCAGAAGTTCCTCCTAATGCTGAATAAACTCTTTCCACCTCATTTATTAGCCCAGAATATTCAATCTCAAAGATTGATAACTTTGGAGATTTTATCAATGAACCACTGTATATATCCTCTGTAATTGATTTTAATAAGGTTTGTCTTTCTCCCATATCTTGTTGTATTATAAATATATTGCATTAATTAATGCATCTCTGTTATTTTCGTCCTAAATTCCCGCAGCTGGTCGATAGTAGGATAGAATGTAGGATTCTCCCAGTTCCTTGAAATCATTTGTATCATTGATGACAGAAAAGAAGCACAGTCTAGTACTGTAGTTGCTTTATTGATTTGAAATTTGCCATCAGGATATGATTTATTACTAAGCGTTTCTTTCGCCCAAGCTAGTAACTCTTGCACGGAATCGTGATCGTAGTTTTGTTCCATAATGTTGTTTTTGGGGCAAAGGTATATACCTGCTGTGAAATATGCTAATATTGAGTATTCAATTCTAGATAAAAATGGTAGTAGGCAACATTAACACTCTAATATTAGAGTCAAGATGTTAAATAGTAGTAATATTGCTATTTTCTATAGCGTCTTTTATTGGTAGTAGTAGTAATATTACTATCTTTGTAATGCATTTGTTGACGATAAGTAAACTTCTACACATTACTTGTTAAAAATGAGATTTAAACCCCAGAGAAAAAATGGGAAAAAACATGAAAATTTCAGCCATATTAAAAAGGCTGAAAAAAAGTGGCTGGGTACAATCCCACCAAGTAGGTAGTCATAAACAATTTAAACATCCTACAAAAAAAGGAAAAGTTACTATTAATGGTAATCCTTCGGATGTAATTGATGGTATGCTACTTGCCAGTGTAGAGAAGCAGTCTGGAATTAAATTTTAGCCAGACTCTACAATTTTAGTAAATTTTATCAATATGAAGAAAGTTGTCATTACTGTAGCAAAAACTCCTAAAGGTTACTCTGCAGCTTGCGAGTTATTAGAAGGTTGGATAGTTGCTGTCACTGGAAGTTTTGAGGATTTGAAATTGCAAGTGAAAGAAAGTATTGATTTTTATGTATCATGTGCCCAAGAAGAAGGGGATGATTATCCTATTATCTTCAATGGGGATTATGAACTGGAATATAAATTTAATATTGAAAGTTTACTTTGCTGCTATGAAAAGGTCTTTACAAGATCGGCTTTAGAGCATATAACAGGGATAAATCAAAAACAGCTTAGCCATTATGCCTGTGGACGTTCAAAGCCTCGTAAAGAAACTGCCGAAAAAATAGTGAATGCTCTTCATAAGTTAGGAAGAGAGTTATGCTATGTATCTATTTAAGAAAAGGGTGGTTTATTAGCCACCCTTTTTCTTTTCATATTACCACATAAATAAGTTATAACTAATCCCTACACCAAGATATAAACCATTGGGATAACTGTATCCGGCTTGTAACCCAAGTCCCCAACGCTTCCTCTTTGGAACAATATTATGATAAATATCATTTGTCACTTCCTGAAACACAGTTCGCGGATACACTTCTATACTGTCAAGTCTTGGGTGGTAACCAGAGACCCATGCTTGGTAAAGACTATCCTTATAGCAAGCTTGTTCACGATTGACTACTGTATCACCTATGTGTATCGTATCTTTTAACTGTATAAACAACAAAGGAGCCATAGGTGAAGAAATAAGCAATGTATCAACTTTGATAACCGTCCTTATATTCGTCTCAGTTCTTATTTGTGTCGGGAGAGGATCAGGTGGACGGAACCAGGCTACTACACAAGCGATAGCCAATAATACGACTAATGTCCAAGAAAACGTTTTCATGGCCGAACTACTGTATTACGCAAGAAGTTGGTAAATTCACTCCTGACATCGAAGCAGGGGCACGCTTTGATATATTCTGCCGGCTCTATCTCTCCGCTGCCGTCCAGATCCGGCGAAGTATCACGGTGTCCGAGTACTTCAATTATAGGGTATTCCTTACAGAGCTTCGCGACCAATTCGCGTAGTGCTGTCCTTTGGGCTGGAGTACGTGTATCTGCAGGTTTTCCAGATGCGTCCAGGCCTCCGATATAACAGATACCTATACTGTGCTTATTATACGAAGATTCGCTAAAACCTTTCGTATTGCAATGTGCCCCGTCGATGGAAAGCGGGCGACCGTTCTCTATCATTCCGTCCAGGTCAATGACGAAGTTATAACCGATCTGACTAAAACCTCTTTGCTTGTGCATCCGGTCAATGTCCTTTGCACGTAAATCCTGCTCGGCACGCGTGGCCGAACAATGGATGATAATTGCATCAATAGTTTTCATTTTGCGTCTCCTTTTTGTAAGTAGTTCGTTAAATAGGGGATGTTCTTTATAAACTCAACACTTAATACATAGTGCAAGAAAGCTACTACCTTGTAACCATTACTAGAGTTGGGTAGAATTTCTTTGATATTCCTTAGAATGTTCACCCCGTAGAAATAGAAAACGCTATACGTAATAAATGAGACACATTGTAGAGCACCTTCTGGATTGCCCTTGTGTTCACCTATAAAGTAGATGCAGCTAACCAAGGCAAAGAAAATAGTTGCTTCTACGATACACCTCCAAGCTTTTTTAAAAGAAAAACTCTCATGATTGATAAGGAGTGCAGTAAGCAGTCCACAAATGAAATTAAGAGCAAATACTGCAATAAGACTTTTGATCTCCCCGGAAATAGGATTGAGATAAGCAGCTATGCCGGTAATCAATCCAATAAGTAAGTTTTTGAAATAATCCATAATCATTTATCTAAAATATTAATACTTCATTTCAAGACCTCACCACAATCGTCAATGGCTGTCTGAAATACCTTCTTCACTTCGCCAGAGGTTAGCCCATGATCCTCATGTAGCGAGAAGCCGGTTACTCCATTTCGCGATGCATTGAAGAATCCGACAGTCGTTTCATCCTTAATGATTTCGGCAGTAATATCTTTGACTGCCTCGGTGCCACGGGTTGACATTCTGTATTTAACCCTGATAGCTTCCGTAACCTTAGTTGTAGCGGTACTGTTAGTTGCTGTGATGTTCATTCCTTGTTTCCTCCTTCTATTAAATCATAAATTTGTCCGTATGCGCCAGATACAAAGAAGTCTGCACAAATTTCCTTCAATAAGGTTGCATCTTCTGTCTCTATATCAAGTACACCACGATTGTTAATAATCTGTTGTAACATTTTATACGCACGCAACTTTTTCGACATATCCAAACCCTGTTGAGGGTTAGAACCTGCTGCATACAATGCCTCTGAAACCATATCACGGAGATACTGCTTTACCTCTTTACCGTTGCCTACTTTAATAGCTTCATTGCCTTTAAAATCGAGTAAAGGTCTGTTTAAATTGATTTTCATAATTATTTATATATTAAGCGATTGATACCAATAACCCTTTTCTGAATTTCATATTACTACCAAAATCGAAATCAATACCTTGGTAATAGTTAATCCCACCATTTCCATCCCTAGATGTAATACAGCCAAAATTATCAGCTAAGCACAATTCACTTGACAATGTTCCTTTCACGTAAACACCTCCATCAAAGAAGCCGGCATACGTTGTATTTGCCTGTGGATAGCTTCTGTCTGATGCATTAAGATTCCTGGAGGCATAAATACAAGCTCCACCAGAGTTTGAACCGATAGCAGCGACCCCAAAACGTCCATCTGTTTCTGCATTGAAAGTGACATTAACAACTCCTTCTTTTGATGTTCCGGAGCCTAATTTCAAACTGCGAGATGTTCCACCGAAGTACCCTGAACGTGTCCAAACAAGACGACCACCTTCAATGGTAAAGCCACCAATAAAACCGGAAACTGCTTCAATGTGCCTAACCTTTATCAAATCAGTATTCAGGTAACCGCCTACCACAATGGTAGTGCCTAACTTCGCATATTCAACTGCATCCTCAAATGCCAACTTACCTAATCCGTCTCTATCAATTTTAGAGTTAATCACTGTCTGCAGGTCACTATGCAGTGCGGTGATTGTAACAGCACCTTCTAGGTTAATCTTTGAAGAGTGAATCGTCGTTTCACCTGCTGCCTGGTTAATATAGGATATAAGCGTATTGCCGTTTTCCAGTTCTTTAGAAGCATATATCTTATTGCCGTCTGCTGTGGTAATCCACCCGGCAGTATCTATCCGCTGCATCAAGCTATCAACTCGAGTTACTTGTGCGGAGATTTGAGTATTGAGCACTTTCAGATCGGCACTACACTCATCGGAATAGCTTTTCAATTTGTCTTGTATAGCTTTGTTTGCTCCTTCAACAGCGGTATTGAAACCGGATAAAGCAGAGTTGAATAAAGCAAACTTATCATCTACATTCTTTTTTTCCTCAACAGTCGCTTGTCCATCTGCAATAGCCGTATTTATTGCAGCAATAAGATTATCAATTGCACCTGACAAAGAAACCTTAGCATTAAGTAGATCTGTTTTAGCAGAGCCTTCCAGATAGGCATTCACATATAGTTTATTATATGTAGCTTCAACGGCAGATTTCGTATTCTTAACTGTATTCAGATACTTCTCTATTGCTTTCGCTTCCGCCCCGTCAATAATATCATCAGCAAAAGCTCCATCTACGTAGTCATGTAAGCCATCGACTGAATCGGCTGCATCTTGTGCGGCCTTGGCTGCGTTCGCAGCGTCCTCTAAAGCTTGTATCGCTTGTTTCAGTGCCTCGTCGGAATATTCCTTTAGTTTATCCTGTATTGCCTTATTAGCTTCCTCAACAGCTGTGTTGAAAGTCGCTAAGGCTGAATTAAACAGAGTAAACTTATTATCGACCTCTCTTTTTTCCTCTACAGTGGCCTGTCCGTCAGCGATGACCGTATTGATAGCATTTATAAGGTTCTCAATACTTCCCATCAATGTAACCTTAGCATTGAGCAAACCAACCTTTGCAGAGCCGGATAAATAAACATTCGTGTAGAGTTTATTGTAAGTTGCTTCGATAGCCTGTTTGGTATTGTTGACAGTATTGATATACTTTTCAATAGCTTTTGCTTCTGCTTCGTCTATAATTCCGTCAGCGAAGGCTCCATCTATATAGTTATGAAGTCCTTCCGCTGAATCAGCAGCATCCTTGGCCGCTTTAGCTGCATCCTTTATTTCCTGATGAGCATCTTCCCATTCAGATAGATTTTCTAATCCGGAGGAACCGGCTTTAATTTGAATATTTCCGCCTATTTCCCCTTTTACCAAATCGAAGTACGTCTTTCCGTCCGGCGAAATAATCCGTTCTGTTGTTACACGTCCCGGGAGAATCTCTGTGAATCCGTATAATTCGACAAAACTTCTACTACCGTCATACTCACTATTAAGCACTCCAGTGAGTAAATGATAATATCCGGTTATCTGTTCCATTTTAATAGCCGTTTCACTCAAGAGGAATGTCCCTGTTTGATTCTCCTTGCTAACTTTGGCATACAGATAATATTTCTTTACCGGATCAATAAGCACCGGAGAATTGTATTCAGCCATATCCCAGTACTTGTATTCATCTGCCTTGTGGGAAGAAGAAAGAGAGCTAATACCTAGTGTCAAATGCTGAATGATTCCTGCCGGAGCGTTCAGTATTTTAGTATTGGCATTATAGGTGATATTATGAGCTAATTGAACCGGATTCGTTTTTGAATTGACAAAACGGAATTGCAAACTTTCATCACCTACAAGCAGTTGCATGGTTGAAACGGTTATCGGATTGACAGAGCCGGAGAAATTCAACAGTGCATCTTCAAGCATAGACATCGTTTCCTTCGCATCTCGGAACCGTCTCTTTGTGAATTGAAGTGCATCCTTATGCTTCTCAATAACTGTCACCTCGTTAGTTTCGATCTTGTTCAGATCACTTGAAACAGACGTGCCTATCGGTTCGTTAGACAATTCAATTTCGGGTGAATACGGATTATTCACAAAACGTTTGATTCCGATCATCCGGATAAGAGAACCTTCCGGATGAAACTGTGTGTCAGAGAAGTTTACATATCCACCTAGCACAATTTTTCCGCCTATCTCTAACCAGCGTTTTTTAGCCCAAATACCGTCCAATGTCCCGGTAAATATGAATGCTTTATCTTCATGTTCATAGAGGTATTTAGCAGCTTCCTTGAAAGCTTCCCAGCTCGCACCCGTTTGTGTACTATCGTTACAGATATAAACCTTCGGCAATTGCATTCCGAACACTGCGTATGTATCACCAACCTTCGGTCGCCAGACTTCCGGCTCCGGCATAGTAATACCATCAATTTCCTGCGGAACAATTTCAAATCGACGTGCCTCTTTCTTGTCTTTCGCTTCATGGATATACTTTACTTCGAACTCCTTGCCTGTAAGCATACCAGTCTGGAAAATAACCGTCATTGTTTCTCCTGCTATGAGACAATCTTCGAAATTCAACTCTTCAGGAATGTCTTTATCTACAAAGTCAAAGAGGTTATTCTCCTTGTTCACTTCAATAACAGAACTAACAGTACCAACACGGGAAGGATAAATAGCTGTACAGTCCAGACTATCTTCCTTTGCTGTTGTAAGTTCTTTATCAGCACGCATGACACAAGTTCCATCCGCATCTGTCTTATACGTTCTCCCTTCGTAAACAAGAGTCTTATTCTTTGGAAGTAACAGGTATTTAGATCCGTATGTAGAATAATCAATATTGCGATCTGTAGTTTCTACCAAAATTATTTCGGGTGGTATATCCCCAGAAGTCCTACCAACACCGACCTTGAAGCCGTGGCCTTTACCATACGACAGTTTCAAAGGGTTCTCCTTGTTATACTCAACTTTACGCAGATGGATAGTCTTAATTTGCTTTCCATTCACAGTTTCTTCAGTGATCTGCCATTCTGTTTCATATAGTTCTGCAAGTTGATTGAGAGCGTCAAGTATATAGGTGTGATTGTAGTTGATTACTTTCTCCGTTCCCTCGATACAATCACCGACTTTCCACCCGGTACTCCGATGGTTCAGGTTTTCAACGAGTAGACGTAGATGTTCGTGTGCCTTAGCTGTATATGAGAACTTAATACTTCTATCAACGGTATGGCGTACTTTCCACAACATCGTATCAGCCTTCCCAGTTTCCAGAATCAATGTATATTCGAAGTTACGTTCACCGTTCTTCTTGAAATTGCTATCCTTCTTCAAGGAATAACGCTTCCCGTAGAAGTCACACCAGGAGCCAACTGGAATTTCAATATACCCCGGATGTGAAAAATACAAAGTGAGTGTATCTTCTCCCATGATAGCTTCATAAGAGTAGCTTTCATCCTTTACTTCGATTTTTATTTCCTTATCACCATTATATAAACTTATCATGTCCTTAGAATTATATCCTAAAATATAAACGTCAAATAGAAATGTATTGAATAATAGGCATAAAAGTAAGGAAATGATAGACGAATCATTGCCAAAATAATATATAACACACAACATCAACGGCATTGTCACGAAATAAATCAAAATGAAAAATATTTAAAAGAAATCACTCAAAATGTAGTTTAATTCACCTAAGTTCTCTCGGAACAAATTGTGCGTTGAAAGATTTTTCCAATGTTACGACACAGAACCTCGGACAGAATGGTTACTGTAAGTTTCCAAATGGACTGTTAATCCAATGGGGAAAAGTTTCAGGTTCTTCAGTTGTTAGCTACACCATAACTATGCCTACATCATTTTCTGATAAAAGTTATAAGATATTTGCAACAGTTTACAAGCCTTCATCTGACAGTAGTGTTTATTCCGCATCACCTATTGATGATTCAACTAAAACAGTTAGCCGATTTTGTATTAATAGAAATTACGCCTCTGGAGGGAGTACTGGATTATCACAAGAAACTTTTGATTGGCTTGCTATTGGGCGTTGGAAATTATGAAATAAATTATAACATTGAAATAAGAATGTATAACTTTAGTAGAAAATTGGTAGTCTTTTTTATAATCTTTTTTGCGCAAAGTTCTCTCGGAACTAATGCAACTCAAGTAGCTAGTCAAAATTTGGGACAAAACGGATATGTCAAGTATAGTAATGGCTTATTAATGCAATGGGGAACAAGAGCTGGAGCAACGGGGACAACTAGTCTGTATTTCCCTACCAGCTTCTATGATACTAATTACAACGTTTATCTTACTGGAGGGATAAACGTTACAGGTGAATCATTTGTGTATGCTCCGGGTTATGACCCTAATAATAAGAATAAATCATATTTTAAATTCCTTACCCGTGGAATAAATTCAACTCCGGCTATCGTTTGGACTGGCTGGGATTTTACATGGTTTGCGATCGGTCGCTGGAAATAATTTAAAAACAAATATCATGAAGTATTGGAAACAAGGATTTTATGACGAGCCTATAGATGGTTCGGTAGAAATTACAGAAGAGCATTATCAGGAGTTATTGGTAGGACAATCGGCCGGGCTACTCATAGCTGAAAGCCAAAAGGGATATCCGATCTTAGCTATATATGAACCCTCTATTGAAGAGATTAGAGCACACAAGCTCAATGAATTAAGTCTATATGATTCCTCTGATATGGTGAATCAGTTCTGTATAGATAATACGCATGGATGGTGGAATAAAGCTACTCGTGTAGGTCTTATGAACTCTATTGCAATCGAAAGGGCATCCAGACGATCTGAAACAAATATCTGGCTGGGTGATACTCTATTTGTTTTGCCTGTTAAAAAGGCTATTGATATGTTACAGCAGATAGAATTATATGCCCTTATGTGCTACAATACAACACAAGGGCATATTAACGCTATTAATCAGCTAGAAACGAAAGAGGAAATCGAAGCATACGACTTCAAGACAAACTATCCGGGGAAATTGAGTTTTACAGGATAACCTATTTTGAAATTGTAGTTTTCTACTTCTTGAATAGTCTGCAATGATCTGACTGCTGCAATGTGCGATTGTGTTACATTGTAGCAGTTTAGTGCATACATTTCAATCTCATTCAGCATTGCTAAAGCGTCCGGAATGGGAATGATATATTTTATTGCATCATACCACAGGATTGTATGCGTTTTCCCTGCATTTTTCTCAATCGAAATTGAGTTAAATAATCCAACACGTGTGGATTTGTCTAACCATACACTTTTCCTTTGAATTTTAAAAGAATTGACATTGACCGATTTGTCAAATATCTGTATTTCAGATATTTTCATTTTTCGCACTTCTTCGATGTCGTACTCATATTCTACCAATATTGGGTAGCAATTCTTGCTTTCAACTATAATCAACCCTGCTGATTGCCCTGCTAATAACTCTTGATAATACTCTTCTGTTATTTCTACTGAACCGTCTACCGGTTCGTCATAGAATCCTTGTTTCCAATACTTCATAATTTATAATTTAGTTATTTCCAACGTCCTATTGCTATCCAACTATACTTTGCCCTGGAAACTCCTGTTCCTGAACTTGAACCAAAATTTCTATCCATTTTAAAACTACTAATAGTTGGATTAATTAATGGTGTAGCAGTATATACATTTCCATCATAAGCATCTTTAATAATACAGCCTTGGATAATGTAATCAGTATTACAAAAAGAAAGAGGCATGTAAATTGTAACCGTGGTAGCCGTTGAACCAAGTTGCTTCCCCCATTGGATCAACAACCCATTACTTAGTTTTACATATCCATTTTGTGCTTTTTCATTCCATAGATTTTGTGATTCTAATTGTATAGCATTAGTCCCGAGAGAACTTAGTAAAGTTTTCTCTGCGTCAGTCATAAATTTTCTAGTAGTACTTTCTTCAATCATTGATGCTGGATGAGAAGCCGGATGAGAGTAATTATTAGCTCCGGAGGCTATTCCACTAAGTTTTGTACGTTCTGCATCCGTCATAAAACGATGAGTCGAATCTTCTTCAACGTCCGTCGCTGTATGTTTATGAGAACTTGCAGCATAACTACCCTTAGGTTGGTATACTGAATCGTGGTTGTGATTTCCTGCAGCCTTACTATCCCAATTTGCCTTTTCTGAATCCGTGACAAATCTATGTGTAGAATCATCCGTGAGGTCAGATGCCGAATGCTTATGTGATAAAGCTGCATAATTCCCTTTTGGTTGATACGTAGAATCATGATTATGGTTTCCCGCAGCCTTACTGTTCCAGGTCTCTTTTTCTGTATCGGTAACAAAGCGGTGAGTACTATCCGGAGTAATATCCGTTGCTCCATGTGTATGCGAACTCGCTGCATAACTACCTGCTGGCTGATACACTCCGGCATGAGTATGATTAGACGGAGAAGCACCAACCTCGGAAGCTGTATATGAAGGTTTATTCGGCTGCTTCGCCCACGATGAAACATCACTTGCCGGCATAGAAGAAGGGAAATCGCTAATATCTGAAACCTTATGTGTATGCGCTTTCGGTACACGTGTATCACTTAGACGTGCATCATTTCCCTCGCATACGGTTTCTTCCGCACTGCCAAAATTCTTATTAAAAGCAGAGTTCTTAGTGAATGCAGGTTCATAAGTACCAGCATGATTGTGATTAGATGGAGATGCACCTACTTCGCTCGCTGTGTAACTAGGTTTACTAGCAGCCTTCGCCCATGCAGATACATCGCTTGCCGGCATCGAGGTTGGGAAGTCGCTAATATCCGCTTTCTTATGCATGTGAGCTAACGGAGTTCTTGCATTGCTTAACCGGGCGTCGTTACCTTCGCATACAGTCCCAGCACTAGTCCCAAAATCTTTATTAAAAGCTGTAAGTTTAGTGATAATCAGTTCATATCGACTATCATGGTTATGGGAGTCCAAAGCTGCTTTCAATGCCTTTCCCTGTTCGGCGGAAAGGACTTTATTAGTCCCTCCACTTGTCAGATTATTAACAATATCAGAAATATTAAGTTTCTTTCCTAGCTCTGTTGCCATCGTCGTGGCAAAGTTAGGATCATTGTTAAGGGCATTCGCCAATTCAATAAGTGTATCGAGAGCATCCGGAGCACCGGCAACAAGCGCATCAACCGCAGCTTTCACTTTTGCGTCAACTCCTGAAACAGCATTGTTAGCGGCCAATGCTGCTGCGTTGGCATCGTCCGTGGCTTTCTTTGCTAACCCTGTTTGTATTACAGATGCATCCTTGGCTGCATTTGCGTCATCTGTCGCTTTCTTCGCTAAGGCAGTTTGAGCTTCCGATTCAGCTTTAGCGGCATTGGCGCCTGCCGCTGCAATCTTAGCTCCTTCTTTGGCTTCATTAACACTACCAGCCACAGTATTAGCCGCATCCGTGGCTTTCTTAGCGAGGGCTGTCTGCTCAACAGACGCATTTTTAGTGGCATTTGCATCGTTAGTAGCTTTCTTAACGGCTTCAAGCTCTGCCGTGGCTTCTTCTGTTGCCTGTGTCATTTCCTGCACAATACCGGCATACTCTGACTTACGTTGAGACTCTGCTTCGACGCGCTCCGTTTCAGCGTTTACACGCTTAGCCTCATTTGATCCGCGAGTACCTTCCGCAGTTTTACGCACATCTTCATTCTGCTTTCTCTTGTCTTCTTCGAATGCCCGGGAAGTTTCAGCCGTAGCCCGGGAAGTTTCAGCAGTCTTTCTCTTACTTTCTTCTGACACCCGGTCTGTCTCCGCTGACTTGCGGGCAGTTTCGGCAGATACACGTTCAGATTCGACGGTAACACGGTCAGATTCGGCAGCCACACGTGAGGTTTCATTCGTTTCCCTTGTCGCTTCATCTGCTTTCCGCTTATCCTCGGCAGAAACACGGGTAGATTCAGCGGAAGAACGACCACTCTCCGCAGTTTTTCGTTTGTCTTCTTCCTTCACACGTTCCGATTCAGCAGAAGAACGACCTGTTTCAGCGGTCTTGCGTGCATCTTCATTACTTTTACGTGTTTGTTCATCCGAGACACGTTCAGCTTCTGTATCAACACGTCCGGATTCAGCAATTACCCGTTTATCTTCAGCAGTTACGCGGGCCGCTTCTTCTGTCTTACGCGCATCTTCATTTTGCTTTCTGATATTTTCAGCAGAGGAACGTCCGGTTTCAGCCGTAACACGTTCTGTTTCGGAAGTCTTTCTTTTATCTTCTTCGGACACACGGGAAGTTTCGGCAGATTTGCGTGCATTCTCATTAGTCACACGTTCGGATTCGGCATTGCCTCTCGCTGTTTCAGCATTCTTTCTAACCTGCTCGTTAGATTCTCGTGTACCTTCGTCAGTTACACGTTTCTTTTCTGCATTGTCCCGTGCAGTTTCAGCAGTAGAGCGTCCACTTTCAGCGGTTTTACGTGCATTTTCATTAGTGATACGTACTGATTCAGCAACTTCCCGGGCTTGCTCTTCACGAGAACGATTCGTTTCGGCTGTCTGCCTGGATTGTTCGGAAGCATTACGACGGGATTCAGCAGTTTCACGAGTCGATTCATTCTCTTCAACTGTGGCTTCTAACTGCCTCATATCGGTAGTTGCTGTTTGTGCATCACTCGTAGCCTTGAGCATATTATCCAAGGCAGTCTGAATCTTCTCTAAACCAAATTTAAGGCTAGTCTTAACTCCGTTGATTACTCGGTAGCCGATAGTGAAGAAGCCTTTCATGTCGCTGGCTTCGTTCAGTTCTGATATTTTTTTCTTCTTTAATGGCATAGCAAATCAATTTAAATCTATATAAAACTCTCCGTCCTCTGTTATGATAAATTCGCCCGCTTCGGATGAAAGCAAGAACTCCGTTTCTCCGATCCGAAAGCTGGTAAATACGAGTTTCAAGGTAAATTCCCACCATACACCGTTATTTAGCATGAAATCATTCGTCTGACAACTTTTATAATAGCAGGGATAGCTTTCACTCCATTCATCACAATAAAATATACGTTCCGCGTCGGAATACTCATATCCTTCATCATCGACTTTAGCAGATAGCCGTGTTAAATCATGGAGTAGGGCATCGTGATTACGCCAGAACAATTCAACCGTCCCGGCCCGCATCAGGCATTTGAGAGATACTTCTTTGGTTTGGAATTTCACAACTTCACCATCGTAGATTGCTCCGTCTTGACGCTTGAAATTCTGTAATAGGTTCTTTTTTACCGTCGGAGCCTTTAGTATTTCAGCATTGCTACCTTGCAATACGACTACGCCATAATCGGATAAGTCTTTGTCATCAATCTCGTAACCTTTAGGCATTGGAAGCTCATTTACGGGCTCCTGGTATTCGTAATCGACTTCTCGGGGGAAGTCGTTACTAAAAATAAATTTAGCAACTTCAAGGCCCGGATTAATAACATAGCTGCTTTGGGAAGACAGACGTAACTTATAACTCCTGCCGATTAAGGGAAAGTAAAATTCATGATAACTCAAGTCAGAAAGTATATCAATCAGTCCACCAATACCCAAACTGCCTATATATGCAAACTCAATGCTTACTTCAGCCGTATCCAATGTAGGACTAGAAAGATCAAATTCCTGTCCGTCTTCTTCCGGCCAATCATTCTTGTCCGGTTCCTTCATGGTTGGAAATGCTACCAGGTTATTATAACTTCCCTTTGTAATACATATACCCAAACTGATATAAGCATCTATTCTGTCTATTAGTAATTGCCCTTTCATCGCTTAAGTGTTATACCTTTAGTGTTTAACGTGTCTATTCCCAGCTTTACAGCGTACATGAACTCTCTTATTTCCACAAGGTTAGATGTGTAATTGGAGATATCCGATAAATGGGAAACAATAGTATCATTACCCCGAAGCATTTCAGCCATATTCTTATCCATATTTATTAGATATGACAGTTTCTCTGCTATTTTCTCTGTTCCTGAATTAATACTCTTAACTTCCTCATTTATAGAATAAGTATGCGAAGTCATTACAGCAAAGCTTCCATCTAGTTTGTTGGCTGAATCTTGCGACATTGAAGCAAATCCTTTCTTTGATGCCTCACGCTCATCGTCGTTATCATTCCAGCCGAACATTTCTGCCATTGCATCTCGTTTTGCTTTCATTTCATTAGAGAGCTGTTGCTCTTCTGCCTTCAGTGCATTATACTCATCTTCAGTCACACCGTCATCCATAGCATTGTTAAGTTTTTCTCTCCAAGCCATTAAGCTGTCCATGAATTCTTCTTTAAGCATAGAATTTACGATGGCATTCTTCATATATTCCTCGAAGTTATCAGCGAAGTCAGCAGAATCGGCGTCCATATCATTAAGCAAGTCCTGAAAGTCTGAACGAAGAGAGCTGTAATCAAGAAGCGTGGTATCAGCTATTTGCTGTTCCAGCACCTCCGCTACCTGTCCGACACCATTTGCGATTTGATCTGCAAATTTCTGCGTGTCTGAATCAAGTTGAGACCAGAAGATACCGGCATGTTCCTGAAGTTCCGCAAGTTGCTCATCGGTCAAATCAAATAATCCAGTCATACGACCACCCATTTTCTTTTTAAATTCCTTTACGGACATGCCTAATGCCTCTGCAGCTTGTTTCCAACCTTCACCGGACATATCATCTACTTCATCATAACCCTTTGAGTGTGACTTTCCAGAAGCACCAGAATTTAAGTATTGTTGCCCCAGTACTCGGGCATTTGCGCTTTGTTCTTTGATATTGGCAATAGCAGCTTCATAAACAGCGTTTGCGGTATCTCCTGTCAAGGTCTCCGCTAACTCCAGCTGTTTCTCAATTATCCGATCAAGAATATTAATATAGGATTCATACGTTTCTTTCGCTTTCTCGTATTTTTCTGTCGTATCGTCCTTAGTGAACATACTGAAAATCTTTGTTGCTACCTGTATAACGGCACTAATAACAGCAAGAATAACAGATGCCTTCTCAACTGTACTGATAGCGTTAGCCGATGTATCTGCTGCCATTTCAACACCACTCATAGCAGTCAATGCAAAGGTCCCTATTTCACCAATCAATGAGATAATTTCACCAGCCGGTCCACCGATTGATTTTCCAACATCAGTTAATGCGTCTGATAATTCATCTAACTGTGCTTTTACATCTTTCTCTGCTTTCTTTACCTTAGCATCCTTCTGTACCACCTTATCTTTCGCCTCATTGTATCTCGAAGTCTTTTCTTTTACTTTATCCAAAGCCTGTGCCTCGGTCAGATAAGCTTTTGTGGAATCAATTTTACCAGTCTTTTCGTTGAATTTTGAGGACTTGACACCATTCTCTATTTGTGCTCCACCCTTGACAGCCTCGGCAGTCTGACGGGCATTCTCTAATTCCATTTGCGCATTAGCTAACTCTTCCTCTGCTTCTGCTAATTCTTTCTTCTTGTCAGATAATGATTGAAACGGGTTACGTGAATCCAATTCATCCATAATTGATTGAATAGTACTAGTATATTCGCGAAGCTGGTCCGGGGAAAGAACTTTGGCAGCCGTACTCTTTGCATTCTCTAATTGAGTAAGCAGAGAATTAAGAGTTTCAGAAGACGTTTCTTTCAGATTTTCAAATGCACGAACATACTCCGGAGACTCTTTCAACTTATCGTAATCCAGGCCCATCAATTCCATTCCCTTGTTCTTTGTTGCTTGAGCAATAGACCGATCAATTTGTTCAACCTGTTCTGTATCTCCATTCTTAACCGCTTGCTTACGTTGTTCCTGCAAGGTGGCAATATCTTCGTTGAATTTTCGTTCAATAGCAAGGCGTTGGTCCGTATAGTCTTGATACTGATTCAGCAAATCAGCTAAATCATCCCCACGATTGTACTTTAAATCTGTAGTTTCCTTTTTTTCATTAGCAACTTTATCAAATGCATCAAACTGTTTCTTTACTGGCTCTGACTTGACATATGCTGATGCATTGAAGATTTTATCTTTATTGTCAGGATTAGCATCAAAGGCGGAACGAGCATCTTCAATCACTTTTAACTTTTTGTCTTCAGCTTCGCGATCGATAGCCTGTAATTCTAGTTTATGATTGAGTTCCCTTTGTTTTAGAACCTTTTCACTGCTCTCTTTAAGCTTATTTATTTCAAGCTGCTCTAGTTGGTTTGCAGAGTCTTCTTTCATACGCTGTTGCTCTCTATTCTGCTTATCTAGCAGGAGTTTATATTTCTCCTGTTCTTCACGTAGCTTTTTCGCTTGGTCATCCTTCTTGGAAGATGAATCATAGACTTTTAATTCTTTTTCAGCCTCCTTTAGCTTCTTGACATTTTCTTTATAGGATTTCACCACAGTAGAATCTATTCCTTTGAAGTTCCCTGCGTCCATCAACTTCTTTTGAGACGAAGCGATTGAGTCTAATGCTTTCGTCGCATCTTCTTTTTGCTTTGTCCAAAAGGCTTTATCTGTTTTAGTCTCTACTTTTTTACTGGTCCCACTGCCTTGTAAAGACTTCATTTCCTTTTCTTTGGTGGAAAGCTGACCTTTTTTTGCTTTAAGTAACCACGCGTTTGGAGACCAACCATTATTTTCTTCTTGTTCCTTCTCTACGAGTGATTGAAGCTCCGAAATTTCAGCTTTTAATGTATTGATATTACTTTGAAGGGAGATTATTTTTAATTCTTTAGGCTTTGATTTCTCTTCTGCTTCTTTTTGAATACTAAGAATTTCATCAACACGTTTTTGGGCAATTTTTAGTTCTTCTTCTGCTATTCTCTTTTCCTCTTGAATTTTTTGAATAACGGCGGCCTTTTGTCCACTAGGAGATTCAGCCTGTTCTTTGCTTGTTTTGTCAAGACGTGAATTTATGGAATTAAGTTTATTTTGGGCTAATACAAGATTAGTCTTTGCCCCAATTCTTTCTCTTCTATTTATTTCATTATTAATTTGTTTATTCAAAGAGAGATGATCCATAAGTTTCAATGTCTCAATATCCATATTGGAGAAGACGGTTGGCATTAGAGCTTGAAGTTGCTTATATGCTTTAACTTTGTCATATTGTGTTGAATTTTCATCCTGAACAATAGAAACTAGGCTATTTGTTTTATTTTTCAACTCGTCCAATTGTTGAGTTTGTTCCTCTACAACTTTATTATATCTCTTTTGTACCCTTTCTGCTTCAGTTTCAGCGGTAGCACACTTATAAATGGCATATCCAAGTCCAGCAAAAGCAGCTGCAGCTAATACATAAGGATTAGTTAACATTGCAGCAGCATTTTTTAGTTGTGCAATAGTTTGAGCTTTGAGGGCTTTTGTCAATAAGATACGAGAAGATGTATTCTTTGCAATCATTGTTGCCTCAATAGCGTACAAGCCTTTCTTAAGGACTAAATCAGCGGCCTCAATAGCACGCTGTCGATTTACAATTGCTGTTACCGTTGCATATACTTGCTTAGCAGTACTTACAGCAAGAATACTGCCTTTGTATCCTGCAAGGGCAGTCGTAACAACAACTATTAATGCTCCTATTTCTTTCAATGCTTCTTGAGCGCTTCCGTCAGCAAAGGCTTCATTCATAGATTGTGCTGCGGCAGATATTTCCTTTAAGATTTCTTTTCCTAACGGGCGAAGGGCAGCTGTTATATTATTACCAAGAAGCTTCATTTGATTCTCGGCTGATGAGGACATTTCTATAAAAGCAGCTTCTGCGGCACCTGTTGCATTTTTCATTTGTTCCAGATCGGACGCAGCACCTACTGCATTTTGTCCGGTTATCATTAGTGCAGCCTGTAAAGCTTCGTCGGTACCCAATAATTCTTTCATTTTTGTAGTACTTCCGTTTGCTTCGTTATAGATCAGCTGTAATGCTTCCTGGAAAGAACGTCCGGAAAAGGCTGCATCACCTAAATGGTTAGCCGTTCCCATAATTGCCGCACGTATTTTAGTCATCGCTTCGGCTGTTGGAACACCTTGTTTGGTTATTGATACGACAGCTGCTAGCACGTCTTCAATATCAATACCGAAGGACGAGGCAATGGGAGCAGCTTGAGCAATACTCTTTCCAAGTTCTCCCATTGTAGTTTTACCAAGCTTGGCTGTGGTAAATAACATATCAGAAACAGATTCTGCTTCAGAAGCTCCTTTTTTATATGCATTAAGAATTGTAGTGATAGCATCTGCCGAAGTAGCCGTTTCTGTAACGCCGCCGATAGCAGCCTTAGCAGATACTTTTAGAATATTCATAGCATCCGCTCCATCATGTCCTGCAGATACAATCTGATATAGTGCTTTCGCTGACTCTACGGCTCCGACTGGAACCTCTCTAGTCATATCAATAACGCTATTCATAAAATCGGTAAGACTGCCTTTTATCCCGCTTGAAAGAGTAGCAACTTCTTTCATGCTTTGCTGGAACTGCTTTTCGAAGTTATATGCTTCTTTGGCTGCTTGAGTAAAAGCGATTCCCGCACTAATGCCAATCCCTCCGAATACATCAAAAGCGGTAATTTCACCGGCCATTGCCTTTATGATTCCCATCGCTTCTTGACGCCCGGAATATAGCCCTGAATTATCTATACCTGTAGCGAAATATAACGCACCATCTTTATTCTGAATACCCATATAGCATTTATTCTTAAAATATAAAGAGGAGGTAAAATTTGGCTATTTCGAGAAGAATAAGCATCTTTGCAGTGTTCTAAGACCAAGGAACGATTTTTATTTCAACGTATTAGGGAGTTGATTCGCCTACTATACCACAATATAGGCTATCAATTCCCTTTGCTACATAATCCTAATGCGTTGCAATAGATTATGTTCCTTGGTCGGAAAGAATAGGGGAGAGATAGCCTTTTTCTATAATATATAAATTACTATTCATTAGCGCCATGACCAAGGAAAATGAGAACGTATCTGTAGCGAATAAAAGGAACTACACAGAAGAAGAAATTAATGCTGCTTACAAGAAGGGTAAGGATGAAGGAAGAATTGAAGGGATGCTCGCTTATCAGAAAAGATTGATTGAGAATCTACAGCGGGATAATGCATCTCTCAATCAGAAGCTTCAGGAGATTAAAAAATAATCCCCCATATCTTCACAGATACAAGGGACTAGAAAACATACTCTAAACCAATTTATAAAAAAACAGTTAACCTAATATATAAACATAATGGCAAATTACCTTATCGTTTGACCTTTCCAGCAATATCGTTATATTTCTTTATCCTGACTGTCTTACTAGGGTCATCAAAAGACGGAAGTTCTACCCACTCATAATCTCGTCCTTCAACATTTCCGTCTTCGTCAGTCGTCTTATTACGCTGTCTCATCACAAATGAGTACTCCTGAAGCAATATTTCTATTAATCCATAGCTACTATCCAACGTCTGATTAAACGTTAATCCTAGAGCTTCCTTTGCAATAACTAAGAATCTGCTTTGGTTATATCCTTCCAGCTTTGCAGATTCTTCCGAGCGGCTATTATCTCCGTCTCTCGTAGCGGGCTCACGTTCCGAAGCATCGTGATAGAGGTACAAAAAGGGTGGTACCCTATGCGATATATGATTGCATTGAATAATATGCGTATATCCTCCCATGTCGTATTGTCAATGAGGGCGTTTTTAAACCATGCCGGCGGATCACTTGGCTTGTTATGAATGCCCAGGCAAACGACATCGAGAAGTAGTCCTCCATATTTATTCATCAATTCTGGAAAATCAGCATTCAGCTCACCATCTTTAACAATCATTTTATCAATATCTTCTTTTTCAATTTCAAGGAGAAGTGGACGAATTCTAAACCATGTCCGGACAGTGATAGGCTTTATTACAATACAATCACCGGGATCCTTTCCTTTCGGAATAGAATCTCGGTTAGTAAAATCAAATGGAATCTTGACAGGCTGCTCCGTTACGGATTCCGATTCTTGCTGAAATAAGTTCTTTATACTCATAATTTCCTCAAGGAGCCTAGCCCGTTGTACTTCCAGGCAATACATTCAGTTATTCGCGACTAACTTTCAATACTTTCGGCTCCATTCTTCAATAGTTTGCTCCTGCAGGCGGATTCGAACCGCCGGTATCTACATAACCAATGTAGCGCTTTTACCAACTAAGCTATACAGGAATCCAATTAGTTATTTCTTAGCTGCACTTGGGGCAGCTTCTCCGCCCTCGATATTCGCTGCATTTGCGGGAGCTTCTCCACCTTCAAGAATGCTAACTACTTCGCGCATGAAAGCGGTCTGTCTCTTACCTTCTGCAGTAATAGCAGACTGCATATATACACGAACAAGTAACAACTCTGCCTGCTCTGATCCCGGAGCCTGTGAAATCTTTGAGGCAATTTTACCATTGACGATGGTATAAACCACTTTCTTTCCGTCTTTAGGCAATGTCTCGCACTGAAACGTTTTTGAAATAGAGGGAGTGTTAATAGGCTTTTTCCAAATGTTTTTTCCTCCTGTTGTATCTACTTCACCGCCTGCCAGTTCTTTAAGGACTTCATTGGATGGAGTAGGGATGGAGAACTCAACATAATCTGTTGTATCTTTCACCAGCTCAACATAAAGGGGTTCTTCACTACCTTCTACTTCAATCTTCACTTCCTTGGGATCTGCAAAGTTAAATGCAACACTTCCTTTTGTCGGAAGAGGAAAATCTTTGAGGTCCGCTCCTGGAACACCGTCACCGACTGTTCCGAATTTAATTTTACCTACGCCCATAGCGATAGGTCTTACTTCTCCTGCCATAATTATTGATCTATTAAAATTTCTAATCTAATATTTGTACAAGCAAAGCCCTCTTTCAAGTCCGGCATTGGAACACTCCAGAGAACTGTCACTTCTTTACATGTACCGTCATTGCTATTGATTGAATCAAGCGATTTCCTTACCTTACGCCTAAGTTCCTTCATGCGCTGACGTCGGGGCATGCCGTTTTCATTCAAAGGGACAAAGATATTGACGTTAACAGGCACTTTATTAATGAAGTCGAGCTCATTCAATTGCAGGTGATTGATAATGATATGTTCATTAGTAACACCCGATTCCGATGCATCCTTGTAAATCATAACATTAGTTTTTGCAGTAATCACAGCATCGTAGACTATATCTACAGCGTCGAATTCATCCATAATCAAATCTTTCTAAAAACAGATTTCAATGTATCTCTTAGATATTTCTCACATTGCGTATTAGCCCCTGAAACGACTTCATATCCTTTAGCTTCCACGGCAGCCGCATATTCCATTCCTGCAACACCTACCAATACATAACCACCAGTATACGACAGTGAGACTTCTTCTGCAAGCCTACGACCTTTATACTTACCGGTTGTCTTATCAGTTCCTTTGTCGCCCTCCTTAAAGTTTTCTGTAACCACTTCGCCATCTTTGGCTATTATATATCCAATAGAGCTTCTAAGGTTACCTGTTTGGTCTTTATATGAACCACTCCGACGAGCCACTTCGATAAACTTTTCACCTCCAGCTTGCAGGAAAACAAGCATCTTATCTTCTGCCTTACTTTGAAAATGGTCGAACCAGCGTTCCATTTCATCAAAGGTGAATAGGGGAGTCATGCCGTTTTTCATACGTTGATAATTGAATGTGATTGATAAGGTTCCCAACAGATAATCGGTACGTCAATACCTTTGGAAGCGACTTTCAAACGCAAAAACTTACTACCTGATTGAGGCTGAATTTTGGTATAGAAATAACCATGCACTTGCGCTTCATCACCAGCCGAATTACGTTTATAGATAACAGTACCATCACTTACAGGATCATAACGTCCAGGAACGGATATTTCAATCGGTTTCCCCGGAACCCATTCACCGTTTACTGTCTTTCCGTTAACGTCGATAGTGACTATCGCTGTATGTGGATATCGTTTTACCATCTGTTACCAGCCCTTCCTTTGATAATGATTCGCTTGCCAAGTTTAGCCGCCTTCTCCGGTTCCCCGTTCTCTATATACAGTTGCTTTGCAGTCTGAATATAAAAAGAACGAGGATGAGTGATAGAAAGCTTGTTTTCACTGAAATCCGGTGAGTTTACCATCATGGCATAAGTATCAGCGACACAAAGACCGACTTGCTTCATGCTTTCAGCAGTACATTCTGCTTCGGAGTTGATACCCCGCTTAACGAAGACTACCTTATCCAAGAAGCCTTCCATATCCTCAATGGAGGGATATTCCAGTATTGTTTCTCTGATTGTTGCCATAATAGATGATTAATAACCCTCTTCGTCTGTTTTTTCAGTATCTTCACCTTCCGTCCATGCCTGGCCATCAGTTTTCATGATGTACATTGCATCAGGGTCATTGATTACTGGAATTGCGTTAGCTTCCGCTTTAGTCCACTCTTTGAACGGTTCCAGTTCAGACCACTTGCTGATAAAAACAAAGTCTTTTTTCAGCGTGGAAGCTTTCTTCTTGTACTCGACAGAGTGTTCTGCTGCAATAGGTCCATGCTGAACGTCGCCACACTGCAAATCTTCCAAGAAACAAATATTGGCAGCTTCCCATGGATTTACTGTAGTACGTTGATGAGCGGCATTCTCAATACGAACGGATGGACTTACAAGAACGATCTGAACACCTTCCGTATTCTCTTGGGCAGCAAGATACTCATTGATAACTTTCTTGGAGATAGTCAGCTTTTCTTTCTGATTAATCCAGCCCCTAACCTTTTCGATAACAGCCTTCTGTTTCTTCAATAGAGCAAATCTATCTTTGCGCATCACTACATATTTGATAGTAACACCTTCGGCAGAAGCGGCAACTACGGTATTTTCAATATCCTGCAAGCCGTCGGCCGTTGTAGACTTAGACCAATCCACAGCAGCAACTTTCTTGTTTTCATTGGGCATACCACAGCCTACAAATTCTTCGGTAACAATACCATTGTTATTGCTTGAATTGAGAATGAATCCACCTTTGGACATCAACTGCATACACCACCATTCAAAACGACCGCGAACAGCATTATATACAAAATCCTGATCTTTGAACGCAAGGTCAAGAATAGATTTCAAATCCGAATCACCTTCACAATCCCTGCTAAGTTGCTGGTATTCATTCCAATCACTTTCGTTCATACCGCGTTTTACAGCAGTCTTAGGAATATCACCTGACATCTTACCGATAACTTCACGTTTCTTTTGAGGTGCGGAAGAATCGAATGAAATAACGTCAGCGATAACCGGTGCACCTTTCTCACCTGTAAGAGTCTCCCATTTCAGAGAGTTCTTCTGCTTTACACCGAAGAAATTAGGGAAAAACACCGGCTTAACCTTACGCGAGTTAAGGCGGGCACCCATATTCTTACGGTTCACTTGTTTAATTAAACTTCTTTCCATATATAGTTATGAATTAATGGATTACACAAAACGGATAAAATGAAGCAACGCTTTAATAGCATCATCAACAGGGTAGGGCATTACTGCTTCATTAACAGTACCACGCACCAAGAGACCTGACTGCTGGTTAGCTACGGTCACATCAACCTTGTTCATGGTGATAACCTCCGGGGTATACTTGAACTTTGCAGCTTTGGCAGCAGCTTTAGCAGTTACAAGTACTAACACATCATCTACTTTCACAGCCCCAATCGGACCGGCAAGAGTTATTGTGTCATAGGTCGGGGCGGTCTTGTCGATTGCGGAGATTACATCGGAAGCTCCAGTTAAAGCACCGCCGATTGTAACCGCTTCCCCAACTTTAAACACATGATTCTTTGCTACCTGAATAGCCACCGCATCGGCAGCAGCTACAGCCGTAACTCTTCCAGTCTTAACAATATGATAAAGACCGTTAGCGTCCTTACCCACCATAACAAGCGGAGGAAGTTCATCAATGATTCCCTTCAGCTCCGCACGGGCAATAGTTCCACCGCTCTGAATGTCCTCGATAATCTTTTCGATTCCGGGGGCATACTGAAATTCACTTTGCTTTTTTCTGAACATAGCTTTTAATTATTAATTATTATTCTTCAAGTCCAAGGCTGGCAGTCCCGTTATTAGCACCTTCCTCGTCCTCCATTAGTTCCAGCCATTCTTTCTCTGAACGTTCTTTGGGCTTGTAGGAATTAGGCTTGTAATCACCACCGGCAACCTCATCATCAATAACAGATTGTTTGATTTCGGCAAATTCTTCTTGAAGCTCTTTAATCTGGTCTTCAACAGAAGTTTCAGAATTGACATCAATACGATTGAACCATTTTGCAGGGAGTTTAGAATCTGCAAACAATGCTTTAGCAGATGCCTGCTTCGTAGAAGTAGTGACTGTTGTAGCGACAGTAGAGACAGATGCAGCCAACTCGGAAATCTGTTTCTGCTGGGCTTTCAACAACTTAACAACAGAAGCAGGCAAGCCTTCGAGATCTTCGTCCTCGTCTTCATCTTCTTCGTCATCTTTCGGCTTCTTTGTTTTTTTAGTCTTAGTTGTCTCAATAGGTTTTCCATCCTTCAAACCGTGTTTTTTCTCATAAGCGGCAATAGCAGCATCAATACTGGCTTGACTGCCTTGTTCATTTGATACCAAGTCCGGAAGAATATTATCCTTGAATAGCCCAATATAGTTATCCAGATTCTCTTCACTTTCGATGTCAAAAAGAGCTTGCACCTTGGCCGCATACTTTTCAGGAATTCCAGCTTTTTTCAAAGCTGCTTTGATGGTTGCTAAAATCTTCATACTTTTTTCCTTAAAATATATTGGGAGTAAATTTTTCCTGCTTATATATTTTATTTCAGAATCAAATGCATACATTTGTAATTAAGTTAAAGCGTAGAATGGATTATATAGAAGATAGACATGAATATTACAATGTGTATATATCTAAGTGTACACAATGCAAGCATTTTAATTTTGATAAATTAAAATGCCCGGCATACCCTAATGGTATTCCTGTTAAATACCTTGATGGTTCACAGGTACATGACAAAAAAGAAAGTGACCAAAAAGGGGAGTTCGTCTTCCTAAAAGAATCCAATTAACGAGTTTTCGCTTTTGTATAACTCCATCCCATTTTTTCGGATATCCGTTTCCATAATATATGATAATGGACCACTGAAGCCATTGTTGGGGATAGTGTATTATTATTGATTCTAGCAGTAAACTCTGCTCTTAGTTTGTTATTCTCCCGATTCACTAGCTTTTCGAATTTACTAATTGTAATCCCCCATCCTTCTTCGGGACGTTTCATAGCGAATGTATAATTAGGTGTTACAGCTCTCATTTCTGATACATTATGGGCTATTGCAAGATACATATCAGCCGGACTGAATGAGTTGCCAATTCGTCCCAAACTCTTTTCTGGCTCTTGCCAGCCTCTTGGGTGATTATGTGTAAAAATGCAATCCTTCATCTTCGCACATTCTTCATCCGTAAACTCAACACTATATTTGGCTCCGCGCTTATCGATTACGACATTACCATTCTTGTCAAATAAGACTCCTGTCTCAAAGCTTTTATTCAGGCGTATTTCATTCTCTGTGTTGGTTATTTTGTTATAGAGTTTTCGTTCATTCCATTTTTGTTTAATATCTGTAATTTCAGCATCAGTCTTGATACGTTTAGGTTTAGAAACCTTTATAACTTCATTCGTAATAGGTTGGGAAACTATTTCTCTTTGTAGTCCTCCATCATTGGTAAAGTTATCCTTATACCAGAAAGCCGATTGCAATCCATCTTTATTCTCGCTGACAAAATCCTTTGCTCCTTGGGGAATGTCTGTAATAACCTGCTCTTTCGGAACTGTATCATTCAGCAAGAAATCAGCAAAGTTCTCCGGTTCCATTGTGATTGGAGTAGCGAAGCAGATACAGAAAGGATGAAAGCCTGTAAATTTGAACGTTTTCGGGTATCTACCTACCATTGCATCACATATCTTGCACGGTCCGCGATTATTTGCCGAACGCTGTATCTCAATTCCTAGTATAAAATCCTGTTTACTCCAACGTTCATAGTCTGCACTACGATAAGCTGTGTTCGTAGTTGTAGCAGATGTTCGGAGAGCGTTCTTATATGCAGAACGATAAATGCCTTGTCCTGGGTGGTAATCTTTCATCGGTTGAGACAAAACTAATTCGCCTTTCTCATTCCGGATCCTGCGAAAGCGTTTTTGGGGATTTTGCAAAATTTGCCGTATATCACTACTGATCCCATTTGAATTGCGACCAGCGATTACACCGCTATCAAGATAGAATTCGAGTTGCGATTTCGTTTGTTGTGTAATGTTCCAGACCCTATCAGATAATTTGAATCCGTTAGCGTCTATATCGTTCTTTAGAGCTTCAAATGCAGATAGACTATGGGTAAACATTCCATCTTTCGTTGCACTGGAAATAGACATTCCCTTGATGAACTGGGAAATAAAATCATCATTCTTCCTTTCTGCTCGTTCCCAACCGTCCTTTTGAAATGCGGAAATATTAGCATATAACATTGATTCAAGATTCAACAGTTCCCGGTCAACCGCACTCTCTATTCCCTGGTTACGTAGCCAAACGTTGTTTTTCCCCGCATCAGACCATTTACGGAGATACGGGGAGACAGAAAGAATAAATTGATTAAAGATATTGGCTATTACGGCCTGCTGTGCAGCAACTTTCTGTATATGCTGTTTGTCGTAGAAAGAAAGTACAGGCATAGTTAAAGTGTAGCTCCTAGGAATGAGTTGTTTTGAGCTGTATCTTTCTCATCCTGCTTCTTGCGGGCCAACTCTTCTTCAACATTATCCGTATATGGCGAATTTTTAATGATTGTCTCTTTGCTATTAAATTGGGATGCTGTTTCAAGATTTTTAAGTTCTTCTGCCAGGTCTTGTGGGAGAATACTGCCAAACTCCACCTCAATAAAATTATCATTTAGCTGTGATGCATACTTAGTATGTGTTATATTAGCCATTCCTGCTTGAACTATTGACACGGTACGTTGAACAGCAGGACCGAAGATTTCCATCTGCTCACTGGCTTTAATTTCCGCGTCAATCAGCATAAATCGGCGAGATGTTCCGCTTAAATTACCTAATCCCATTAACTTATTCATTGATAAATCAGGGCTGGAAGCTCCGGAGTGTATGGCATCGTCCAATTGGTTAAGTTCAAGTGTTACGGATTCGCAGGACTGCTGCCATGCTAAGTAATCAGCATCACCGTGATATGTATTACCGGTATCCGCATCTACTTCCATAGTAAAGTTTAACTCTTTGCCTACAGTTTCTTTGCTCGGAAGATTAGCCAAACCATAAGTTTTCAGTATCGGTTCAGAAAAGTAATCATTAGTATCTGATAGGCGGGAAAGTCTCATTTCTTTCTTGTCTATCAAATTAGCAACATCGTCCCAATCAGGACAATCGACCTCGGCATATACTACCGGAATCTTGCCAAAGAGGTTTTTTGTCTTTTTTACCAGCCAAGCGCCGTCCATTACTCCAGAATAGATAACATCTTTCGTGTATATCTTCACGCATTCACAAGTACGGCCATTGACTTCTGCATTGTATTTATAGATGAAGCCGTCCATATCGTCGTCCTCGTCGAAATGTGGATAGAATTCACATTCGACATTGCTATCTTTAGGAGTAGAAAGAATCTTAACCTTTAACTGGCTTTTCCCATCATCCCGGGTAACTGGATAGAAAACAATAGCTGCTTTGGTTTCTGAAAGAACTTTTCTAGCAAACTCTTTCAAAACTGATTGCATCTTGAGTTTACGCTTATAGATATTCTTAAATTCGGTAAAACCGTTATTTGGGTCTTCAGCTGTGATAGTCATTTCACCACCAAACAAAAAGGCAACAGAGGTACGAACTATCTTCTTTGGTAGATTAGTCACAATTTGAGCGACTTCTACAGTTTTATCCTCTAGTCTCCTTGGCTTTTCTTCTCCTGTATCGGGATCAACTTCTTTTTCTGTCTCTGAATATACAGCGATCTTCTTCGGTTCGCGATATCCGACAGATTCTTTACGTCGAGTCCTGTCGCCGTTGTATTCCTCCATATATTCGCGAGGATTACGATTTTCACGTGTATCGACACATAAATTACCTACTATACTTCCGAAATCTTCATTGCTTAGAATATCCTTAATGTCTGGCATATACTTTTCTCTTAAAATATAAAAGCCAAGATATTATACGAAAAAAGCAGGGACATGATCCCTGCCTAAAAATCTGCTTATTTACTTAGATCTCTTTAGTTGCCCATACAGCCAGTGCACGAATTGAATAACTGTACAGATGCTGGAAAGAATATAAAGAATTTCCATTCATCATTATTTTAAAGTCTTTTTTTGACGTGACACGGTTGTTCGTGACAAATCCGAATCTTACGAATAGTATTATCTCTTGCGGAATCATGTTCCACGTTGCAAATATACAAAATTTATCCACGTCCCACTTTACGAGTCGATGTTTTTAATTTCAGACCGATTGATTCGGCAAACTCTGCGAGTATTGTCATGCCGTCCGGTGCATCGTCATAAGCGTTATCACCTTCACGCTTGTAGCTAGTGAGTGACTTCATAAAACGCCAATAATCCGAACCTTTAGGGTATTCTGATTCGTCTAAGAATACACAATGTTTCTTTATCCAGCCAGCCTTCATGATGATACGTGTTTCCTTGTGCTGGGTTGTTGGCCGGGCTTGTATAACACACGATTTCTTTTTAGCTGTAACAAGTTTGCGTACATTGATAGCAAATATACGCCCGCCATTGTTTGATTCAATGCGTAGCTGATCGCACTCTGTATCAATAACCATCTGTGCCAGGCGCGGTTCTGTAACTTCAACAGGATCCTTTGTGAAAAGAACGTCGGTAATGAAATATCTCGGTCCGAATACCTTTGCGAATGGTGCGCAGAAATCATCATCACCTTTATCGGCTGTATCACAAGATCCGAGTGTCCCATCAGGTTTCTTTCCTGCAATATCGGCTAATTTGAAGCGCATGAGAGACGATTTGGGGAATAGTAACCCTTTGGCCTCGAACGGTTCCTGCATATATTCGGCCATCCAAATACTTTCGTCGGTTTCAGAACGTAGTTCCTGGTAATATTCCGTAGTATGTACATCAGCGCAAAAAGTTTCATCGTTTTCATCGAGAGCTGCGATCCGGATGATTTCATTATACTTGCCGGCTTCTTCCATACGTCCGAGGACATCACTAGAGGACCAGCGAGTACCAATATCAATCATACAGCAGCTTCCCTCAATACGTGAATCGTGTGTACCTTGTTTCCAAGACCATACTTTCTCATTGTTATTATCAGACAACGCATCTTCCAGGCTCTTGTATAAGTCGTCGGTCATGGCGAGCATAGATGCACCGAAGCCGATCACGGTGCCACCAACACCACCACCAAAATAAGACACCTGCCGAGCACCTTCTACATTCCAGCTCTTCACATTCTGTTTATCACCTTTCAGATGAATATCAGGGAATATCTCTTTATATCGTTTCGACTTAACTATATCACGGGTATCATACGAAAGTTTGTTGTATAGAGTATCAGAACAACAATTACGCATTACGGATTCTTCCGGAAAGTGACCGTACATCCAAGCTATGAAAAGAGATGATATATAAGACTTACCGGCACGCGGCGGCATGCTGACAGCAAGACGGTAGATTATACCAGCAGAGTATGATTCATACACACGCATGAACGCTTCTGCGACCTTCTTTAGGAACAGACGTTTAGAGAAAAACTTCGGATCATAGTACAAACAGAACGCCCAAAAGTCTTTCTTTGATATTCGTTTGCGGAGTATGGTAGCAGCCTTTGCTTTACGAATCAATATTTGTCTTTTACTCTTCTTCTTTGCCATCAATTATAGCCTGTAGTTGTTCGTCACTCAATCCTTCCAGTTCATCACCAAGGTTCACATTTGCATCAACTTCTTTTTTGTCTCTCCATTTCTCCGGTTGCCGGTTCTTCAGCCAGAATATAGCGGCTGTCGTATCAGGTGGGTAATGTTCAGTATATTCCTTTGAGTCTGTTATTCTTCCTTCAGATGTTGCAAATTTTGTTGCCTTACAGGAATAACCGATAGCACGATTATATAGCCGAGATGCAACGTTAGCATCCGCAATATTCTTTCCTTTTTTTAGGGACTCAAGAAATTCGGGATAGTCTTTTTTCCATTTGTTTAAGGTTTGCTCTGAAACAGAGAAGAATTCGGCGAGTTCTTTATCTGTTGCACCCAACAAACAAAGCTTTAGAGCTTGATCGGCATACTCTATTCTGTATTCTGATTTACGCCCTCTTTTCTTCTTCTCGGCCGGATTCTTCTTCTCTGTCATAAACTATAACTAACTAAAACTAAAATGAAATAACCCATTCTTTAACTTGAATAATCTTCTATAATCAAAATATAAAGAAGGGCTATCTTTTACAATCTTCTGGAATTATTTTGGGAACAGCATTATTCCAATTAATACTATGATGTAAGCGTTTGTACACGCTTCCCATTGGGCGTATCTTTGTACAAGAAGGAGCATACATAATTGTGTAGAAAGACTTAACATAAGTCCCACTATCCAAATAGATATCAGTCATTCCGCCATTTGATTGTTGGGTTGTTACTTGATTCAGTGAGACATGAGGTATCTGAAAAAACAAATTTCCTCTGCTACCCAGTAAGGTATAAGTGTTTACATCTTCATTAATTTTACCAAAAAACTTAAAAGGCATGTTTGTATCACAGATAAATGAGTTCATAGCTTTCCGTTTAAGTAATTCACCACGAACTATATTATTCTGCTTTCCTCCGATAAAATCTCCTCTTTGAGCTAATGCAACAGCTAAAGCACCTGTTTTATTCTTGAAATCAATTAGAGCATCAAGTACTTTATCAAGATTGATAATGTTTTTCTGCTTCATTTCACCGTATTGATTATAAGTGTATGAGAATTCCGTATAATCATCATCTAACTCAATAAAATATTGGTAGCCTTTTTCTTTTGCTATTTCAAAAGAAGCATTTCTCGCATAAATAATAGCTCGACGATCATTGAAGTTATCACCCTCATCTGTTTCTGATGCTATTTCTTTTTTGTCGAATACATATATGTTTTCGTAGTTTTTGCGATAACGATCTATCTTCAGATCTTCATTATCTAATACTATGATAATATCACCTGTATATCCACATTTCCGTAATGTTTTTACTGTATGTACATTGTCTGGACGCCCATGTGTAAGTATCAATGCAACGAAGCTATTATTTTTCATCATTGCTATAATCCTCCAAATATGAGTCTGACAATTCTTTCTTTAAACAAACATATCCTAGTTCAATAGCTTTATTAAAATCTATAATGACAAGAGCTGAATTTTCCATTAAATTTTGAATGATGTTGTTTGAATGAGCATAAAATTCAGCAATTTTTCCATAATCGAAAACAATGTGCCTTGAAGCTGCAATCTGAAGAAAATCTTTAGTCTGTTTGTCTAAATTACACTCCTGAATTTGTTTCATCAGACAAGTGTAAGTTTCAAGATTATAGAGTTCTGATATTGCAGGTTTATTACCAGTCGGTGTGTAGATTGGAGATACTATTTTTTTTGTATAAAGATTATTATCTTTCTCATCGGCAGAATTAAGGATATCAGTCGAAAGTTCGATCTCGTCTACTGAAAACTCCCAATCATTCAATACATCAGACGAGAAGTTTTCTATCACTAACTTCCAATCGAATTCAGAAGTATCGGAAGTATGATTGTCCGCTAAGGCCAGCAGTTTTCTCTTTTCATCTTCCGTAGATAAGTCTTTGCGTTTAATAACAATAAGCTCGGTACCGTCAGACTCTACAACACGCACTTTGAGACCTAACTTTTGAGCTTCTTCATAGACGCCGTTTCCAGCGATTAACACATTATCACGGTCGGCCAATACGGACCGACCAGCTCCACATTCAACAAGGCTTTTGTGGATAAGCCGCTTGTTTTCGTCCCCATGGATACGATAGTTCCGGGGATCAATCTTAATTTCTACTTTTTCTTCCATGACCAAGGAATTTCAATTAAAATATAGATTCCCCGGCTATTTTCTTTCTAATAAGTTCTTGTACTCCGTTATATATCTCATATAGCTGCTTTAAAGTCTCCGGGCCTTCCCATTCAGAGAAATTTCCATCCTGGAAGAAATGAAACTCAAACACTTGTGCAGCTAAATCTCCGAGTTCCAAGCTTTCAAATGTATCTCTTACTAAATGCAGCCTGTCTAATATTTCAGCATTTCGATCTACTGAATCACCTGGAATATCCTCGATATCAAGCCTCGAATAATCTACATTATCATCCACTGGTAAAGGTTTGTATCTACTCCGGTACTGTGAAGTAGGAGAGGATGCGTTCAACTTTATCATCTTCAAAACAAAGAAATCAAGCTCTGTATAGCCATTTTTCTTTGTGTCGAGTAATTTATCAAGTAGCTTGCTTTGCTTCTGAAGGAGCGAACATATGACCTCATTTAGGACATCTGTTGCCTCGTCTGAAATACCAGCAAGCCCACAATGATACAAAGAGTAATCAAGCCATCGCTCGTAGCGCTTAGTTATGTAATTATTTACTGCTTCACTTGCCATATGCATAAAGATTTTATATATTTGCTGTTCCTAATAGCAATACAAAGCTTTATACTTATGAATGCGGTCGGTGGTGGTACGCCGGCCGCATTTATTTTTCCAACTCTTTACCCTTGGCAATGTTGTAATTACACAAATACATCCCGATATCCATTTCGGTTACATCAGGGGGAGGAATACTTTCACCGTAAATCTTACGTAGAGCCTCTTTATTGCCTCCCCATGCTTTCCAAAGTACCTTGGGCTCATACTTATCAGGCAGATATGGAAATAGCTCACAGAAGGCCTTGAAATCCTGTTTTGCTTTTTCTCGTTCTCTTCTGGTATTTTGAACTCCCGTAACGATATCTTTAATCAAGTTCTCGTTACGCGCATAGCCAGTTTCAGCCTTTTTTCGTACAAGTTCATTTTCTCTATGCTCAATCTCACGGCGTCTGTCTTTGCAAAAATCGGCAAGTGCTACCATGATAGCTTGATTGTTGATTTTCGTCCCCCATACAAATTGTCCTCGGCTGCCATTTTTTAGCTGGGAGAAGAAAATGCATAACTCGGCTAAGTTCAGGTACCAGTAACTAGACAAAATTGATAAGGCTGTTTCCGCTAGTTGAGCATCGGTTAGTTCAACGCCGGCATATCTTAATACTGATTTCAAATGTTCAGTAATAATCTCTACTGATGTCGAATTGCTAAAGCTCCTGTTTACGTCAGCTAGAGTAGGGATATTCTCTGCATTGGCCACATCAAACAATGAGACATTACAGTTTAATTGTGCGATTGTTCCACTCCATTCAGTGACCAATTGAGAGGCTGTCGATCCAGCTCGTAAGGCCTTCTGTATCGGAGTTAGCTCCTTTCGGATTACTGCTGTCTCCTGGACTATCTGCGACGGGCTTAGTACTGTCTGCATCCCTGTTTTTATTAATTCTCCGTTCATCTTTCTTGTTTTTAAGTTCAAATGTCAGCCATCGGGCAAAGTGAGACATCGCATCTTTAGGCGACTTCGCCGTTTCTCCTTCATTCTGCAATTTCATAAAGAACTTCTCCAGAAACCCGTAAAAGGCTTCTAGCGTGAAATCAGGGTTTCCGGAAGAACGAGTATTCATCGTTACTGTTTCCGCCCATGATCGATTCGATTTAAGTTCAGTATAACAGTCGTCCAAAGACTTGTCGAAAAAACTATCAGCCGGAAACAGATCTCCCACGCGTAAGGGAGATATTGTCTTATTGTCTTTAGTCTTATCTTTAATGTTAACCGTTTTACTTACCCTTTTACTTACCGTTTTACTTACCTCTTTACTTACCGTTTTACTTTCGTCAAGTAAGTAATAAACTGGCGATTTTGCATTCTTTTTACCCGATTCGAAAGTTATTAAACCTTTTTGCTGCAATCTGTTCCTAACTTCAATGACGGTCTTCTCTGATATACCGGTTGCGAGGACGATAGTCTTGTTGGGATGTTCAAACGGATTCTGCCAACCCCGAATATTGCACTCATTCAAGAGATAGAAGTACAAAAAGACTTCGTTCGGGCTGAATTCTACACTTCGATTCATCTTCCAAAATTGGTTTATATAATCTATATAGGTCATTGTATGCTATGCCGTCAGTTTCTGACGTATTAAGTTCATATTTTTTTTCACGAGTCCGATAATACGGTTATGGTACTCGGTATTACTATTGCAGGCTCCACGGGACTGAACAATACTGAATGTCTTTAAATTGACCTCTACGGTCTCAATATGTTTCTTGCCGATTCGAGCAGAAAGAATGAGTGAATCCTTTTCTTTATAATATTTATTTGTAAAGACGCAATGGTGCATGATTTCACCTTCTTGTTGAAACTCTTCAAGACTTTTGAGCGGTACTACGACTATTTTACCATCAGACATTTTTAGGTCAAAGAACTTCGATTTTTCTTTGATATAATTCTCTGCATCCTTCTTGAGTTTAAGCAATTGTTGCATTTCTTTGGCCTTGCGTTCTTTTTCATCATCACGTTTCTTTCTCGCCACATACAAGTCATGGGCTTTTTTTAGATTCTTAGGACAAACGTAATGGGCGTTATGCAGATCCTTACGATAATGTTCAAGTAGTTTCAGATAATCAAACCACATGGAAACATCCTTAATCCGATATTTATTTCGAAGGCAAATTTTAATAGACGGCCAATACATATCAATCTTGTAACGGTGTCCCTCGAAATAATCTATTAATTCATAACGTCTTGCCTTTAGAAGTGTTTCAGCCTTGGGAGAATGGGGAATTGTATTGGTGGCAGTAAGAAATGACATACCGCGTAATTTACAATCTATACCCATTTGAATATACTTAGGTCTAAAGACTGAGGCTGGATGATAGCGTTCACAATAAACATCATTACTACAACTGTAATAATATGATCCAACAACTTTATTACGTATCTCCAAATCTCCACACCATCCACAATGTCCCGTATTGTTAGCACGAGCTACTACCTCCCGGTTGCCATCATCTTTTATCCAATGTTGCAGTATCTCACGAATAAAATAACGAGGATTCGCTTCTGCCTGATAGTAAGCAATCAATTCAAAACTTCGGATAACTTGGAATTCTTCACAAATTTCCGCTTTGGCAATAAACATCGATTGTTTGTCTGTACGCTTCCTTGACTGTTCTATCTTCAAGGATGCACCACAATGAGGACAAATAGCACGCTTACGTTTTACAAGTTCTGGAGAGAAGCGCTGCCCACACTCCATACATATAACACGTGACTTGGTTGCATATCCTATATGTTTTAAACAATCGCTTTTAGCCCAGTCAATCATCATATTCTCAATATTAGGTAGCTGGCTACTTAAACCTGCTACTCTAAGCTGTAATTTCGTTCTTGGCTTCATAAGTCTTCAAATAATAAAAATTGTCCGGAAGGTATTTGCTTTTTCATCCCTTTACGCTTATTAGGGGCAGAAGCAGGCTTTTTAATTTCTGGTTGTTCTGTAGATGCTTCTTTTTTCACACTCACAGCTGATACCTTATAATTAGTTTGCTTATTAACTTTGATATCATCTTCATCGTAGTAATGGACCGCCATTCCGAATACTATGTCATTATCCATCCCGCATCCTTTTATTCCAGAACTTATCATGCTACTTTCTTTGAGAGCCTCGCCCATAATATAGGCAAGACACTCATCAATGCTCTTATTCTTCTTTCTATAGGCTACAGCAAACAGTTCATCAGACTTTGCCCGCTTATCCAAGTAAGATTGAATGGTCTGTTTGAATGAATTTTGTTTTTCCATATTAATAGTTGATTGATAAAGGCATTAGTAAATAAGTAAGACTACGAACTTCTTCATCGCAGCGGGTAAAGATTGAGGCTTTTGATGGATCACTCATGCTGATAGTAATATCTTCCGAAGGAATGTTATTTATCATTTCTATTAAGAAGCTGCTCTTAAAACCAATTTCAATATTACAGCCTGACTGCAGGGTGATCGTTTCTTCTGCTGATTTAGAAAAGTCTAAATCATGAGCTTCAATTTTAAGAGAAGTAGGATCAAACTTGAGTACCACCAAGGATGAGGATTCGGAACAGAAGACAGATACACGCTTTAGAGCTGATACTATATCAGTCTTCTTTAATACTGCACGATTAGGTTGTTTTTGAGGGATAACAGCACGATAATTAGGGAATCGGCCTTCGATCATACGACAGATTAACCGGTATGAATCAAATTCAATTAAAATATTGGTCTTGTTTACCGAGATTTCTACTTCCATGCAATCTTCCGAAACAATGTTAGAAAGTACTTTAGCAAACTTGCTTGGCAGGATGAAGGCCGCCCGTTCTTTTCGTGTGTAAGGAGACGAATTCTCAATCATCGCTAGACGGGTGCCGTCGGTTGCAACAAAAGACATAGAATCCAGGCCTATATCAAAATAAACTCCGTTCAGTACTGGGCGAAGTTCATCATTAGCACTACAAAACAATACTTGCCTTATTCCGTATAATAGATCATTGCCTGATACAAGAATTGGGCTGGCAGTATCATCCGTGCTCATAGATGGGTATTGATCTCCTTTCTCAAGGGGTATTGAGAACTTACCGTTTGCATACTTAACAATCAACTCCTTTTCGAGGATAGATATAATCAAGGGTTGTTCGGGAATCTCTTTTAATCCGTCAAGTAATGTTTTGGCATTAGCCATAAAAGTGTAATTGGTGAAGTCTGCGGTACCATCAATGTTTGTAGAGATGCGTCCTCCTTCTTCTCCTGCAGTTACTAGAATGACTCCAAAATCATCGACAACAAACAAAAAGTTGTCATAGGCAGGTAATGAGTTTTTAGGCTGTATAATTCGCCCGACTGATTTTAGCTTATCTGATAAAGCTGTTTTTGATACTGTAATTTCCATGCGTCATTGTTTTTTGGCGCATAACATAAAGAGGAGATAGGTTTCAGTAATTAAAAGCTATTAAATTGTATAGGAACAACAAAAGCCGGATAAAATCATTGTTTTATCCAGCTCAACACCATTATGTTTGCAAATATAGAGAGAGTTTTTGTATTTGCAAACGTTTCAGTCTTTTTTTTCTTCTTTTTTTTGCAATAAATCCAATACAGCGCGATTTGCCTTGTCGCAAATACTATAATCTATATCAATGTAAATATCAGCCATTTTATAGTCATTGTTCACATGGCCAAGACAGAAGTCGATGTCTGCTTTTGGTACTCCGGCTTTATTTCTTGCTAAACTAGCCCATGTGTGGCGCGCCCAATTAGTAGTAACTTTAAAATCAATCTCTAAATTTAAGCAAATGTCTTTCAGCCCACTATTGATTGCACGCATGAAATTGTTCAAGCTGCAATAGTTAGTATGAAAGTAGGAGAGGAAATACCCTTCTGTATATTTATCAAGAAGTGTGCGAAGTTCCGGTTCGATCTTTACGGAAAGTGGTACCTGTTCGTGATTCTTATCCGTATTCGTTTTTGAACGTGTGTACTCTAATCTTCCACGACGTTCGCACGAAATACTATAAAGGTCGTTGATGTTGACCCCCATCATGTAAAACATCATCATAAATACGTCTCGTGCCATATTAGTTCGTCTTTTATCGGACTGGAAATCTCGAATTCTTAATAAGGTATTGATGTCTATATTCTTTCTTTTTCTTCGATACTCCGGAATCTCTGCCTTTTTAAACGGATCACCAGGTATTCTTATGATATCGAAGTCCTCGTTGTTATAATAGAGTTTGGCTTTGTTGTATAATGCTCTTAAACCTCTAAGATAATGGCTTATTGTGCCAGGTTCTAGCGGAATACCTGCTGGGCCTGATTGATACAGGTCTTTTATCATCTTATTTAGTAGGAATGAGGTGATTAACTTAATATCTATCTTTTTCCTTTTCGTGTACCAGCATAGAGTATCGATAGAAGAGCTGTACCATTCGGCTGTTTTCTTCTTTTTCGTCTGAATTACTATGTTTTGAGCGAATTCTACGAAGTCTATAAATTCAGCATCAGGAGCGAGAGATTTTTCTATTTCCTCCTTGAGATCCATGCAAGACATGAATTGTGTTCTATCTTGCCCCAATTTTAAATATTCTCTCCGGATCTTCTGGATATACGCATTTATTTCGTATTCTATCATTTCTCCGTTTGTCACTCCCGATAAGATTCTTCCGGATTCGTCCATGTTTTCAGGGCGGATATAATAAGCGGTAGATATATACTGTGACTCTCTATTATGATATATTCTAATCTTTATATTAGATGTTCCATCTAGTTTTATGTGTCTTCCAGTTTGGAAAACAACTGCTTTAAATGTTGCCATATACTGTTTTAATGTTTTTTAAAGGTTTAAAAATGCATTAAACAGCTTGAATCGGGGTTATTTGATAGGAAATTGCTTTAATTTCCCCTAAACGAATGTAAATAGAGAAACTTGTTCAAAGATAGTTCAAAGAAATACCCTCTTTATTAGCCCCAAAACGGGGTATAATTGTGTCTAATTTACATAAACGAAAAAAGCCGATACAAACTGTATCAGCTCAACACCATTCAATTTTTCTTGACTTAAATTTCTCGTCGGGGTAGCGGGATTCGAACCCACGACCCCCTGCTCCCAAAGCAGGTGCGCTAACCGGACTGCGCTACACCCCGCTACTTTTTTGAAGGGTTGTTCTTTTCAAAAGCGGTGCAAA